CGTTTAATATTAGTACCATTACTGACGCAGGTACTGGAACTTATATAGTAAACTTCGATACAGCTTTTGCAAATGATACGTGGTCTATGGCTGGTGCTGGTAGATTTGCTCTATACACAGGCGACAGTAATTCTCCACAAATAAATTTAGACAGAAAAGTAAATCGTAGTTCAGCTATAACAACTACTTATGCTAAAGTTTGCGCTACTTACCATTATGGAAGCAGTATTAATCTTGCTGATCCTGAAGAAATGATGTTAATATTTTTCGGAGAATAAGGAGAAAAAATGAAATTAATAATTTATCCAAATGATGATGGTGGGGTGGCAGTCATTCACCCATCGCCCAACACAAAATATACAACAGAGGAGATTGCTCTTAAGGATGTTCCTAAAGGCAAACCTTACAGAATCATTGAAGATCATGAAATTCCAATAGACAGGACTTTTCGCAACGCTTGGGAATCTGATTTCACTGAGCCTGAAGGTTTTGGTATAGGAGCCGACGAGTTCTTTAGATTAGGCTACGGAGGATAATATGAATATAAATATTAACATGATAAAAGCTAAAGATATATGGAGAGACAAAATTCGTGCAGACAGACAGCCTTATTTTGAATCCTTAGATGTAGATTATTTAAAAGCTACAGAAGCTCAGAATGTTACGCTTAAAAGTCATATAGAAACAAAGAAGCAACAGCTTCGTGATGCTCCAGAAGATTCTAGGATTGACGAAGCTGATACGCCAGAGTCGCTAAAATCAATAGATCCTGTAAGTGAAATTATGTATATAACAGAATTAGATCAAGCTAAGTTAGATAAACTTACAGAGATAGATGAAGATTGGAAGGTAATACTTAATGCTGGCTTTGAAACACCAGAAGGATGGAGTCTTGGTATTACTACAGATGATGTAGCATTATTAAATGGAGCATACTCTCTTGCAAAAGAAGCCGCTGCTCTTGGTTCTACAGACCCTGTAACTATCTTAGATACTAATGGTGAGCCTCACTCGTTGAGTGTGGCTGAAATGACACCAATTATGTTGGCGTATGGTGCTGCAAGAGCTTCGCTAAGTGGAGCAGATGCGGCTAGAAGAAAACTGGTTAAAGACGCAACGACTGTAGAAGAACTAGCGGAGATATAACATGAGTGTAGCCAGAGACATAAGCAGACAAACATCGAGACAAACTGTAACTCTAACAGCAAGTCAAACAGCTGTCACTGTTACTGGTGGATTTACCAGCTCTACTGTTGAGGTTTACCTTAATGGAGTTAAACTTGTTCAAGGTCAAGACTACTCACTAAATGGAACTAGTGGTATAACATTATCGCAGGGTGCTAGTGCTGGAGATATTATTGAGTTTGCAATTCGTAATAGCTCCAATTCTGGATTTAGCGCAGCTGATACTGGTCAGATTGTAGGCGGGGCTGTAACTTTCAATAAGCTATCGAACAGTGCAACTGAAGGTGATAACGCTAGATTAAGAGTAGCAAAAGTTTTTGGATCTGTTGATCTAAACGCAGGCGTTGGGGGAATTCCCGCTAAACTTGGAACAAATCTAAATGTTAGCAGTATTGATGATGCTAATCGTGGTACTTGTACCGTTAATTTTGAAACCCCTATGTCAGATGCTAATTATACAGTTGTGTGTTCACCTAGAGAAATTGATGGAGTAACTAACACATGGACAGCCGTTACTAGGAACCATACAACTAGTTCCTTTTATTTAGTAGTAACAAAATACAACAATGCAGTATCTGACCTACAAGCAAGTTTTGTTGTCTTCGGAGAATTATCATGACAAAAACACACAACAATGCAACGCTATCGTCTTCGCTTACTGGAGCTGTAGCATTTTTTCCTCTATCGAGTGCGCCTATTGGCTGGATCAAGGCTGATGGTTCTGCTATATCTAGAACAACTTACTCAGAATTATTTACTGTAATTGGCACAGATCATGGCACTGGCGATGGTAGTACAACATTTAATGTTCCAGACCTGCGTGGTGAATTCTTAAGGTGTTGGGATGATGGCAAGGTGGTAGATTCTGGCAGAGCAATCAATACATCTCAGTCAGAAGATTGGAAAGCTTTTTACCAGACTAACACCGGAATAAATACACATTCCTATGATCACACACATGTATATATGGGTAAAACTTTATACCCAAATTATACTGGTAATATGTTCACGGGAGGCTGGGCGGCTCCAGCGGCAGCAGTTGGTACAGCGTGGGACGATGAAGGAGAAATTAGACCAAGAAACGTAGCTTTATTAGCTTGTATTAAAACATAAAGGGGAACAATATGTCAGATTTTTTACCAGTATTAAATGCAGCAGACCCAACCGTGGTTCCTGCAAAAACTTATGACAGGGTTTGGATAGAATCAGTGATAATTAAAGCTCCAGACCCTAACGGAGAAGTTCGCGGAGAAGTAAAAATGCATAAATATGGAATGTTTGATAAATTAGACGAGGTTGGAAATACAATTAGTGTAGCTGAGCTAGATCCAACCGGAGGTAAATGGTTGATGATAGATAATATGCTAGAAGAAGCCTCTGAAGATAATGATCTCCAAATGGCTTTTGGCGCTCTTTTGGGTTATGTAGCTAAACTAGGCGTAGAAAACAATGTTATCAGCGCAGGGTAATAGTTATTTAGTGTATAAATAGTTAGATCGGAAAGAGGAAAACATGGCTATTTTTTCAATAGAAATCGCTGACCAAGATGTTGGTAGGGTCATAGAGGCATTATGCCAAAATTATGGATACCTTGAAAATATTCAAGACCCCCAAGATTTGGCAAAGACAATAACAAACCCTGAAATACCTAGTGCTTTTGCTAATAGGATGGTGAGAAGATTCCTAACAGAACATGTTACAAAGTATGAGGTAGACAAAGCAACAAAAGCTGCAATAGATAGTATTAATTCAAACCCTGAAATAAATGATCCACAGTTATAATGTTTGGAATTAGTCACTTACCATTTTCGACATCGATAACAAAGTTCGTTAACGGCTTTGAGGAAGGTATTATATTATTCGTTAATAGGACTGATTCATTTTCATTATGTAACACAACTGTAATTACTATAACTTTAACTATAGAGCAAGATAAAGTCTTAGAACTATGAACACCGTAGAAATAACACTTCACATCCTTAAGCATTTAGATATAGTACTAAAGAGGTAATATGGCAAGCGAAATTCATGTAAACGACGTAGGGACCAAGTTCCTTATTACAATCAAAGAGGATGCTACTATTGTAGACATCTCCTCTGCTACCACATTAAGTATTTTTATTAAAAAGCCAAACGATACAGTCTTGGCTAGAACAGGCACTTTACACACAGATGGCACTGATGGCAAAATGTATTATGACATTGCCGCAGGAGATCTAGACGAAGCGGGGCAGTATAAACTACAGGGACGGGTTTCTATAGGTACAAGCACTTATTACACAGATGTCTATCATTTTAGAGTTCACTGCAACATATAGGAAAATATTATGTCTTGGCAAGGTCAAATTTCAACTATGGTTCGTCACATGATAAATGACGTAGATTCTGCGACATATAAGTACGCAGATAAAAGACTTGAAACAGCAATATTAGTGTCTGCGCAGCTAGTAACCTTAGATATTGATCTAAATAATAATTATGATATTAATGTAGAGCAATGTCATCTTTCACCAGATCCTACTGACACAGAAACAAAAGACAATGCATTTATTAATCTTGTAGCGGTAAAAACATCGTGTATTATTATAGGAAGCGAAGTTCGTAGTGAAGCTTCTAATGCAATTTCAATCAAAGATGGTCCATCAGCTATAGATCTCAGAGGCGTGGCGGGAACGCTTTCTGTCTTATACTCTAGCCTGTGTGACAAATACGAAAAACTTGTTATGGATTACGCGGCTGGTGTTGCTGGTCATGCAATACTTGGCCCATATAGCCCCGGTAGCGACTTCATTCAAAGAAATTATAATGACCGTGATTTCAGGGGTGGATATTTTAGACACTAAAGGAGAAAACAATGACAGCAAGAGCAAGCTCTACTTTAAAAAGTAACATTAATACTGACATCGCGGATAATAACGCTGGAGACATTACAGCTCAAGATGTTAGAACTAATTTGGTTGACATAGTAGATTCAGTAAAAAATATAATGACTACTGAGTTATTAAGCACTGAATATTTTCAAACAGATGTATACATTGGTAATGTAGCTGCTCAGAACGAGTCCAAATTGCATGTTACATATGGCATTCAATTTTCTGGAGGCAGTATACAAACAGAAGCTTATCCCGGCCCCGGATCTATAGATCACGGTCAACTTGATGCAGGATCTTTAGGAGATGATGACCACCCACAATACTTCCCAGTTAATGCTTCTAGGGCTATCACTGGCGATGTTAATATTAACAATCAATGGATTAGCAGTAGTGGGACTACAAATAGAGGCATGAAGTTTGTACAAGACGCTTCTCAGAATGAAGAGATTACTCTAGGTAATAATACTAGTTTTAGATTCTCCAACGGTTCAGAGCTAAGCTCTGCGATGGGAGTTGCTAAAGCTTGGATTAATTTCTCAGCTTCTGGAGCTGCTGATCCCGTTACTGTAAACTCTGCTTATAACATCGCTTCAATCAGCAGAGATAGTTCTTCTGCTGGTAAGTTTACGATTGCCTTTAAAGATGAAACTTTTAAAGACACTCATTACGTAGCAATAGCTAACAGTAATGGCAGAAACGATGGAGACACGGCTGACGACTTTAGTATTAACACTGTTGGGATGGTTATCCGCAACGGTGCTGGAACTAGTCTTGATCCCCATAAAATTAGCTACAGGGTAATGTCTTCTGATTCTCTGGACACCTCTGGTAGCACTCCCGGTTTTGTAGACGCTCCTATAAATAATTTAGTTGTATTTGGTTTAGGGTCTGGAGTAACTGGAGATAATATAGCATCAGTTACAGTCAATAATTAATATTACAATTTCTCACGCTAAGGACAAGACATGTCTAATCATCCAAAGTTATTTGATAGAATCAAACAAATTAGTGATTCTACTGGTACTGGCTCATTAACCTTAAATAGTGCGTCTGTGGGTTTTGGCACTTTTGCTAGTGCCTATGCAGATGGCGAAAAACTTTTCTACGCAATCACTGATGGGTCTAACTACGAGATTGGCTCAGGTATTTTTCATAGTGGCGTTAGTGCTATGTCTGCTACTCTAGAAAGAGGGGCAATAGTAAGTACTAATAATAATAGTAATGTTAATTTTCTATCTGGCAAAAAAGAAGTTTATGTAACTTATCCAGCTACACATTCAGTTTTTATGGGTTCTGGTCTTGCTGGTCACGAATTGCCAAAAGAAAGTGGCTTGGCTTTTTGGAAATCTTCTCATATTCTCAGCTATGATTCTAATATTATATGGAACGATGCTTTAAATACACTTGGTATTAGAACCAATAATCCCACACACGCTTTAGATGTTGGAGGCAATGGCGGTCAACAGTCTATGATTCGTGCTTCTGGTTATGTGGTTGGTCCTACTGGAATACATTTCCCAGCAAACAACGGTGGAGACTCCAGCTATGTTGGTGGAATACAGTATAAACATTTTCTACCCAACAAGCTTGGTGATTCAAATATTAAATCCATCTTCAACATAAGTGGCGTTGTAGATGAAATATTAGGATTAAAAGATCAAAATAAAGGCACTTTTTTCTCTGGTCCACCTAGTGGCTGTACTGGCAGTTGCTCTCCTGCTTTGCCAAGCTTTAGACACATCACTATGGAAGATCTTCCGCAATCTGTAATCGATTCTAGCGTTGGCGTGGATTCTCTTAAAAATACATTAAAAGTAAGTGTTCAGGATGGAAAATACAGTGTTAGTGGAGTAGGTCTAAGTGGTCAGTTAAATCCAGACATACAACTACAAAAAGGTCTCACCTATTACTTCGATGTTAATGCTATTGGGCATCCCTTTTGGATTAAAACTTCTGGTTCTATCGGAACTGAAGCTGCTTATAATAATGGCGTTTTATCAAACAATAACGGGCTGACTAATGGAACTTTAAAATTTGAAGTCCCCCATGACTCTCCTCCTATTTTGCATTATAATTGTCAGTATCATTCTGGAATGTCTGGAATTATATATACAACTTCTATAGACTCTCAGCTTCATCATCACACCAGTGATGCTTCATTCCCACCAAAGCTAGAGAATAAACGTTTAGGTTCAGTATATTATACAGATGATAATATTTATGCTTATACAAGTGAAGGTTGGAAGTTTGCTGAATTAAATGTTATGGAATCTCAAACGCCAGCTCCACCCTCCGAACTAAGTCAAGGTGGAAGTTCTGTAGCCGATATTGCTCAATCTGTCTTTTTAGACAGCGCTGGCGCTAGCGTTAGATATAAGCCTTCTTTAATTAAAACTTTGTCCGCTTCTGGAACAGTTCTTGAGATAGATGTTTCTGGAATATCTAACCCCTCCGGCATTACTATACAAGCTCAAAAAGCAGACACTAGTGGTAATTTTACAATCCCAGCAAGCTCTATTGGGACCATACCGAGTGGCTCTTCTTTAACAAAGTTCTCTACTACTCTTCCGCTTATAGCTGGAGTATTCGCAAGTGGTGATACTGTAAGATATAGAGCTGTACCTACACACCAAATAGCGCTATCGTCAACAAATCATGCTTTTACAGTTCCTGCTAATAACAACCCAGATTTTTCAATCGGTATTTATCACGGAGGAAATCAAGCCTTCTCTGGGGTATACACAGCTGACAATCTTGGCTTTGCTTATGGTTCTAATTTAAAAGACAACAGGTTGGTGGTAGAATATGAAGGCAACCTGCCTATGCTTAGTCCTGTTGACCGACGTAATTTTCATAGCTTTCAAAGACTTGATGCTTCAACGAACATGAATGATGTTCATCAACTTGAATGCTCACAGAATGGTACTTTGTTTGCAATAAATGCAGAAGGTGAGATGTATGCTTGGGGTAATAATCGCTACGGTCAATGCGCTAACGGAGCCACTAGCCAAGAATTTCAATCTTTCCCTAGACAAATAGTTACTGTCTCAGACAACTCTGGAAATCCATATCGTTGGAAGAAAGTTCAGGCTGGCGATGATTATATCATAGCATTAACAACTGGTGGATTAGTTTTTCATTGGGGTAAATTGCCTGACGATACTAATAGCTTTTCTACCAGAACAGTTTTAACGCGACCAACACTATTGTCTAGTACGCAATTTGATCAGATTTCATTATTCAACAAAACGGCGGCGGCTGTGGATACTAATGGAAGTCTGTTTTTATGGGGACATACTCATCCCGCTTTTTGGCCCACACACCGAGTAGGTAATTTCTTCCGTGGTTTCCTAAATACTCAGTCAACAATGACACCGACGAATATACCTACAACGTTAACTAATGGTGGAAATGTTACCGTTGCTGATGTAAAGATTGGTATGGATCATATATTAGTTAGAGATGGCAACAATTTGTATGGATGGGGATCTAACAGCGAGCTACAATTGCAAACGAGCCAAAATCTTGATGATGCAAATGAGACAATCGATTTGCAAGAAATTGCTACAGATTGCGCTACTGGTCCCAACAGTTTCGTTGCTGGGGATTCAGCCACTATATATGCATCTACCGGAGGGGGTATGTATGGTAGAGGAAAATATTTAGATTCTACACAAGATGCTACTGATTCTATGCAAAAAATTTATACTGTAAATGGTACTGTAGATCAGATATTCGCAAGTAAAGTAAGTGACAGTCAGTTTAACACCTTTGTTGCACTGCAAGGCAGACAGTGCTATGTTTGGGGTCATAATTGTGGATTCATGTCGTACAACAAAGATTCAGTTAGGGGCAAAAAAGAAATACAAAATGCTCTGGATGGAGAAACTGAATCAGAATATTATCTATACGACTTAAGAATTTCTAACCCAATGTACGTGGGTGAGTTTTTGACAAATTTTGACAGCACGTATAAAGATAACGCAGTAGCCATGAATAGGTACAATTTTATGTTAGCTGCTAGAAAAATTCAATATTCGGTTTACCAAAATGGAAGTCGCGCAAACGAGTTGGAGAAAAATATGCGATCTCCACAAATTTATGCCAAAGATACCAATCTGATTACTGGTGACAACACATTCTCAAATCCTGCTTTCCTTAATTGGGGTCTGCTATTTTGTGCTACATCTGGCACTAATACGAGCAGCAGCATGGATTGGGGTAGGTTTAGACATATTTAATATAGGAGAAAAGATGCAAGACTACATACTTACAGTCAGAGATTATGAAGCAAAAAATAGAACATTGAGTTCTATTGAAAATTTTGCTGTAACTGATATTCTCAATATTGAGTCTACTCTTTCCTTTAGGTTTAAATGCAATGTAGAAACTCATAAATTAATACAAGATCAAATGAAAGAAGATATTGTTTGGTTAGAAAAATTTAATAGACCTACATTATGTCTTTCTGCTTTTAAACAAGATGCAGGAGCTTTACAGTCACAGGTGGCACAAATTGAAAATTTACCTGATGGATCGAATGTGGATATTGTTATTCTGGATGCTGGAGACGTTTTAAAAGATTTTGAAATATTTTCTGACAGAACACGCCCATGCGATCATTGCAGTGATGCATATGAATCTAGAGTGAAATATACAGATTGGAATATACGTACAGATGTTCCAGACATATTTACATCATCTTATGGGCATCAAGTCTATTTTGATTTAGATTCATCGCATGATCACCCTACTATGGTGGCTTGCATTGCGGCGGGTAACGACATGGGCTGGTCTAAAAAGTCGAGTATATATAGTTTAGATATAAACCAAACTTTGTACAATGGATTGTATCTTGCCCCACAAATGATAAGGAATTGGCATCTAAGTAAGCCAGTAAATTCCTCTACTGGTTATCGCAATCCAACGGTAGTGATTATGTCCTTTTCTCTTGGACAAGCTAAGCCTGTCTTTGTTGGCACTGGTATGAATGCTAGTGGAATAGCTGCGTACGGTTTGCTTAATAAAGTTGGTGTCTCTGGAGTTTCTTATCGAGGAGTAGTATATCCTTTAGATAGTAGTGTTTCTGATATTCCTACTTACCTTCATTCTAAAAAAATAAATTTTACTTTATCGACAGACAGAAATGGTACAAGTCCATTAAATAGAATTAATACGCAGGATACTTTTGGCGATATCACGCAGGCTCAAAAAACTCTTTTCAGAACTATGGCTGATACTGCTAATATCTTTTGTGTTTCATCAGCCGGTAATAATAGAGCTACAGTAGTAAATTCTGGTCATGCTGATTTTAGCAACAAGATTATTAGTTGGGACGGCACTGAAGCATACTACAACCGCGCTAGAACCCCACAAGATATATCTAAAGTTTTTTCAATTGGGTCTATTGGCTCTGACAAAGAAAGAACCGTTGCTGAACACTCAAATATCGGTCCAAATGTAGATCTGTACGCTCCCGGTGAAGACATAATTGTGTTTAAGGGAAAAAATCAATCTGGGGATGACTATACATCTAGCGACACAATGGGGAAATCATTCGGAACTAGCTTTGCAACGCCACAGGTGGGCGGCATGATCGCTTGCTATCTTTCTAATAACAATCATAATGCTTCTTACGCTGCGGTTAGTGGTTGGTTGATGAGTCATGCTCAGCCTATGTTAAAACCATCTTATGATACCATCCCAGCAGAAAAACAAAACGATTCTATAAAGACTGATAGTTCGTCTTTTAACAGAGCTGCACATTACCCCGGATTAAAAGTAAGCTTGCCATCAAAAAATCCAGTTCTTCACAATCCTAGCCACTCCGATGTAATAGTTAATCGCGGTGAGACTCAAGAGATAATTGCTGTTCCTGCTACTTACAGTTTCACCTCGCCGGATCAATCTTACATGATTGATGCTACTCAATCAGCATTAGTTGTGGCTTCTAGTGGAAGATTCTTCATGGGTTCAGCTAACTCAGATGTTGTAAGAAACGGTATGTTTACATCATATCCAAGTGGTCTTGGTTTAGGAAAAAGACATTACCTAATTTTTGATAAAGATAACAATCCCGATGTAGTTTATCAAGTAATGCAAGCTAGCCTAGAGGTAGATACTAAATTTTTAGGAGCTGGATCTCCACACCCTTCTTCTGTCATGGGGATGTATTTTAAATATACAGACGATAACAATTTCTTAGCTTCACAAGTAACCACAAGCGGTATATTCTACAAGACTAGGCTGTACGCATGTTCTGGTGGAGTCGAGTCAACATTGCATTCGACTCCGTATAGAAGCTATGCCCCTGCTACTCATAGAGGGGCTTTTGTTCAATCTATGTATCACATAAATACAGGTACTAGTGAATATTATAGACACATTATTAACCGTTCTAATAAACTTGGTCAAACAAACAGTGTTTCGCCTCTCGTTGATTCTGCTTGGATCACTGTCTCTGCCGCAAACTCTCCACCCAATGGTAAGCCCGGACTATTTGTAGAGAGTCATGATCAAAATCAGCCTAATCCTTTAATTAGTTCATTTTCAAACGTGTTGTTGAATGATGACACTCAAAAACTATAATGTAGCAGGAGCATTTAATGACTATAAAAATTAAATCTGAAGAACGCCACGTTAGTGATAATACCACTTTACAAAAAGGTGATATAGCGTATTCTTCTACTTTTCCACATAGCGTAAAGGTGGCATCTGAAAATAATCAAAGTTGGGCAACTATAGAGCCTATTAGACCAGTAACTCAGTTTACTCCCAACAGTGATAATCAGGGTGGATTAGTTGGAACAATGTGTTTTGACAATAACTTCCTGTATATTAAAACTGCATCTGGATGGAAAAGATTAGCTCTATCAGATATGCCATTCACATCCCCTGCGGTCCCAACATAATGCCTATAAATGTACCACAATCTGTCTTTGACAAATATTATGATGTAATAGATTCCACTTTTAATATATTTGGAGTCACCTGTCAACTTGTGTCTATAGAAAAGCGCGAAGTAATAGTGCATAATCCTGACAACAATCTTCCAGACATCAATTCAATCAATGATCACAGGAGAGGCGGGGGTGATCGTAATCGTGGAACTAAAACCATTAAAGAAGTAGAAGTATTAACTGACATAAAATTAAAAGTTTATTGGGATTCTAAACAGTGGGTTGGAGCTACTGACACAATTAAAACAGCTGATGGGGCCATACAAACAATTGGGCTTATGACAGACTTGGCTACTGTATTAAATTCTAAACAATTAATAGTACACAAAGGCATAAAAGATAAAAAAGAGATGAGGTTTGAGAGAAGTGGAGAACATATTCCAGTAGGGTTAAAGCAAGATAGATATTTTGCATGTTTCTGGAAAAGAGTACAATGATAAGCATAGAGTTAAAGGAAAGCATTGGCGTAATAGGGAATAAAATAAAACAAGCTTTTGCAGAGGAGATTAATACCTTAGTTAAAAAGCGAGAAAAAAATATATTAAGTCAATGCAAAGATTTGGTATCTGCTTGGATAATATCTCAACCAGAAGTACAATCTTTAAATGATCATTCTGTAGGGTCTTTAGCTGGACAGTTTGGTTTACACCCCGGTCAAGATTTAATAGCAACAAAAGAAATTGTTGACGCTGTAGAAAGTTCTGTGCAAGTTAAGTTCATTCCTTTCGACAAGAAATTAAATGGAGGATTTTTCGTATATTTTCAACCTAGTAATTTTCAAAATTTATTATCACTCGGCTCAGGACATGTGGTAGATAGCTCGTCTGACTTACACTGGCTCGATTGGCTTTTAACTCAAGGGGATACTATTATTGTGGTTGGATATTCATACAACCCTGAATCTGGGATAGGTAGATCTGGTTTAGGAAGTATGACTGATGGTGGATCTTTTAGAATACCTCCCCAGTTTTCTGGAAATGTAGACAATAACTTTATTACTAGAGCCTTGATTGGCAGTATGCAAGAAGGTCAAATAGCAGATATTTTCAAGAAGGAATTAGGTATCTAAAATGGCTGATAGTTTTAATCTCAAAGGCTTTGATAGTGTCTTCAGCTCATCTCTAAATAATGAGCTACAGGACAATTTGATCGAATTCTTCGATTGGGGTTTGCTTAAAAAAGGTAACTATTTTAATGTAGATCTTAATGAACAGTCTATGGACGGAGAAGACTACAGTAAATTAACCATGTCTACCAATCCTAACTTTTCTGCTGGTAAAGCTTGGCAGGGGTTTAGAAAGAATTGGATATGGCAAAGCGGCATAACAAGCTCTGCTGGAGATCCTGCTCCTCTGGTTGGAACCGACCCCCTTGTTCCGGGGATATCTGGAGTGTATGTGGACAGCACTTTTTATCCCTCAGATACCACTGGAGCCTATGCCCACAAAGTAGATTATTTTAACGGTAGAGTAGTGTTTGACAACCCTATACCTACAGGAAGTCTAGTACAGGCAGAATTTAGTTATAAATATATAAATGTAGTATATGCTAATAATTTACCATTTATAAGAGAATTACAGTACAGGTCTCTAGAAGACGCTCAGCCCAATGAGGATCTCGTACCAGCGGAGATGAGGGTACAACTACCAGCTATAGCCATAGAAATCGTCCCCCGCAGAACGTTCAAAGGATATGCTATCGGGGGTGGTCAATATGTGTATACAGATGTGTTGTTCCACTGTTTAGCAGAGAATGAGTTCACAAGGAACCAGCTGGTAGACATAGTATCTTTTCAGAACGACAAGACAATATTCCTGTTTAATAGCAATAGTGTAGCCAAAAGTGGTGATTTTCCCCTAGATGGCTATGGATATCCAGTTCCTAGCGCTCTGAGATACCCTGATTTAGTGACAAAACATGCGGGGAACGTGGTGTTCCTCCAAAACAATATAGTAACTGGCATGAACACTATCAATAGCAATTTTTACGCTGCGACAGTGAGAACCACTGCGGAACTCATTAAAGCAACTATATGATAGTTTTTGTGTATAAATAAATAGATTTTCTTACCACTGAAGGAGAGTTTATAATGCCCAATCAAAGAATTTTCTACGCCTGCCAAGCAGTTGCGATTGAAGCCCCGCAAGCAGGCGGGACTGTAGAAGTCGCTCATGGTGTGCAGAGCGTTGGAGTTACCACTAATTTTAGCCTTGAACAAGCTTTTGAATTAGGTCAGATTCAAATTTATGAAAATATTGAAGGTGTGCCTGATATTGAGGTGACTTTAGAAAAAGTTCTCGATGGCTATCCACTGCTATTTTTCTTAGCCACAAGAGGCGCTGGCCTTTCTGCTACCCTTGTAGAACGATCAAAACTGCGATGTAATGTTGGTTTGGGCATTTTCGATGACGGTGTAGACGTTGTTGGTACTGATGGAGCTGGTGGCACTCAAAATGCAAACGCAGAAGTTATTGCTTCTGGTATGTATATGAGTAGTGTTGCTTATAATATTAATACTGATGGCAATCACACTGAAAGTATCTCCTTGGTGGGAAATCAAAAAACTTGGAATTCCTCGCCTGTTCTTGTAACTCAAGCTAGAGTTCAAGCTGCCTTCCACGAAGGAGGCGGTCCTTCCAACGTTGGTGGTGATATACCTCATAATAATAAAGCTGGACAACTTCACGGTGGTATTCAACGTAGAGAAAATGTAAACTGGGCAGCTTCAATTCTTCCTGCTAGTATTATCAGGGCTATTGATCCCCTTCATAAAGCCGTCACGGACGTTGCTTATAATCCTGTTGTTAATAATAACACTGACACCGATGGGAAACCTATCGCTCATGTTCAGAGCATCTCCATCAGTACTGATTTTAGTAGAGAAGATATCAATGAACTTGGTCGTAAAGCCCCTTACTATCGTTCACCTAACTTCCCGATTGAGGTTACTTGTGATATTGAGGTTCTTTCTACAGATGGCGATTGGGTACAAGCTTTTGAAGAAGGTTATCTAACTGGCGTAAATGCTGGTAATAATACTCCAGAAGAAACAATTACAATTACTTTAGACGATGGAACCAAGTTTGAACTTGGAGCTAAGAACAGACTTTCTTCAGTTTCTTACGGCGGCGGCGATGCTGGTGGTGGAAATGCTACTATGACATTTAGTTATTCGACGTTTAATGACTTGACGGTAACTTCGCCTACTCAATAGTTATAAAAACTTTAACAAATTTTACAGGAGAATTAATATGGCATGGGCAGGCAACAGCGGAATCGCTGACAATTTGTTTACCGGAGCAACGATTAGCAACGGTGCAGTTACTATCCCCAGTGGCACAATTACTAGTTATATTCCTACAGACCTTGATGTAGCTAACGACGCTGATGGTGGCGCATCTGAGTTTGTTTTTGGAATGTGCGAAACGCTAAGTACTAAGGTTGCAGCTGCTAGTCTAACTGATGTAACTGCTTCTACTACATCGACGCTAGCTGGTAGCACACTTACTAAGACTTATTCATTTACTGTCAAACTAAACTTCAACGAGTCAGCTAATATTGGCAACTTGAACGTTCAAAGTAATACGTAAGCAAATAAGTTTTTTGGATTCAAAAGGACTAAAACAATGATTAACTCCCGCTAATGAGGTTTTGTAGTGAAACAGCATGAACGGGAGTTTTTTATTTCTAGTGTCAGATATGGTGTGGTAAGCGTAGAAGATCTAGAAATAATCCCATTGACGATAGATCAGTCATTTAAAGCTTCGCAAGTTTATGAGAAGGCTTACCATCAGGCTTTCTTGGATGAAGTTATGACTGAGGAAGAAATGTTGGACTTTATGATGGAAAAAGAAATATGGTCTTACGAAGATGATATAGCAATCAAAGGTCTTGAAAAGGATATTTCTAAATTAAAAGAACAAATATATTTACAAAGACATGATTCTAAAAAAGTGAGACATGCTAGGGCTTTTTTGAGAGCGGGAGAAAAACAAATAGATAATAAGCTAGCTATTAAACATACTCACTTTGTTCACACGGCAGAGGGTGTAGCGTCTGCTGAAAAAATGGCTTGGACTATTACCAATACTACATACAAGGATGGTAAACTTTATGATTTTGATGAATTCTCTATAGATTATATATTGTCTGAATGGCAAAAGACTTTGATTCCAGAATACAACATCAGAGATCTTGCTAGAAATGAACCTTGGAAATCATTGTGGGTTGTTAGAGAAAAAGCGGGATGTGATTTGTTTTATAAAAGAGATGGTCAAGAGCTTACAATCAATCAAAAAAATTTAATAATGTGGTCACAGATGTATGATAACATACAAGAGTCTGTAGATTGCCCATCAGATGATGTTATTGAAGATGACGATATGTTAGACGGTTGGTTCATAGTGCAGAGGAAAAAGAGAGAAAAAGAAAAATTAGAACAAGAAGTGGATCAAATGAATCCCAAAATTGCAAATTCTGACGAAGTATTTTTAGTAAACAATAAAGAGCCGGATGCAAGAGTCGCCACTTTGAATGATCGAAGAGCAAATGCGCGTAAAAGAGCCAGAATGAACGTATTAAAAGAAAAGGGGGAAGTACAGACAGGAGCTTTTCCAGATGAAATCATGGACATGAAGAACAGACAGAGTGAATCTTTTAAGGATAAATTTACAAGGAGTTAACGATGGGTGATCTATCAGAGTTTGTAAATAATCGCGGTCAATACAAAAAAGCTAGAGAAGAAAAGTATAAATTGGACTCTAGAGACCGTCTTTCTAAAATACTAAAAAAGAAAATTCAAACCACAATGATTGGTGCTTTGAGTAGTATAGAGCAACATCTCGGATTTTTGTGGACAAATCAGAATGGAGAATTGACAGAAGATCAAAAGAAGTTATTAGAATTATACAACATGGTTCGTTCTGAGATATTAGACAGGGGAAACAATCAAGCTAGAAACATTGATGCAGAGCTGTCTCAATATGAAGTAGAATGGTTAAGATACACTATGATCATGCCAGTAGTAACAAAAATTGAAACTAAAACAGAGGAGGATCAAAATGATTCAGGACAAGGAAACTAAAGTAGACGTAAAAGTTGGTGACGAAACAGTTAAGATCGTCGTAAGAAAACCCACTGCGCCATTGATGTCAAAAGCTCAGGGCATAGCTGCTAAGGCTTGGTCTGTACACGCCAGAGAAGGAGTTATGACTAAAAAAGAACTAGAAAAGTTTATGAAAGAACATGGCATTTGGGATGAGACGAAGGATGAAGAAGAAGCAAAGAAGCAAAGAGAAATTGCAGATTATGAAAAACAATTGTACGTTAGAGGTAAAAATGGTAAACTAAAGACCTCTGAGGGGCGAGATATTGCAATTAAGATGAGAATCGCTAGAAATGAGCTTAGAGATCTTATTGCCGAACGAATTGCTTTAGAGCAAAATACAGCTGAATCACTGGCTGATAATGAAAGATTTGACTTTTTAGTGGCAAATTGCACCTTTCGTGAAAGCGGAGAAAAGGTGTATAGTTCTTTAGAAGATTATACAAATGAGGCTGACGGAGAAGTTGCTTTTGCAGCTGCCAGCGCTTTGGCGCAATTACTGTACTCTGTAGATAAAAGCTTTGAATCTAATCTTCCAGAAAATAGATTTCTACAGATGTTTGACTTTGTAGATAAAGATTTAACTTTAGTAGACCACGATGGAAATTTAGTGGATACTAAAAACAGAAGAATAGACGAAGAAGGATATCTCCTAAATAAAGACGGTAAACGTACAGATTTAGAGGGCAATCTCTTAGACGATAATGGTCGTTATGTTCCTTCTGTTACATATACAGATGATAAAGGTCGTAAAATTAGCACTTCTAACGGACAGAAAAGCAAAGCTAAAGTACCAGCAGAGGATAGCGTGTAGTCTTTAAAATGGAAATAAAAGATGGCAAAATTTGTCCTGACTGCACAATTACAATTACAAGCACCACGTAATGTCAATCAAGTCGTTAATCAGATACAGAATCAGCTACGGGGCGTAGCTGTTGATATAGATGTACGCAATGCTGCAAAGACTCAGAGAGAAATCCAAAACTTAAGTCGGACTACCGATAAGGCTGCTGACTCTGCGAAACGGATGGGTAGCGCGTTTAATGTTTCTCTTAAGAGGTTTGCTGGATTAGCTCTTGCGACTAGGGCTGTATCTCTGTTTACTAATACCCTTGGCGGTGCTGTAAAAGAGGCTATATCTTTTGAGAGAGAGTTGATAAAGATTTCTCAGGTTACTGGAAAGTCTATATCACAATTAAGAGACCTTACTAAGACTATTACTTCATTATCTACTAGTCTAGGTTCTTCTTCATCTGCATTATTAAATGTATCTAGGTCGTTATCTCAGGCGGGTTTTAGTGCCAAAGAAACTGAGATCGCTCTTTCTACTCTTGCTAGGACAACCTTAGCTCCTACTTTTGATGACATTACTAAGACGGCTGAAGGTGCTATTGCTGTCTTTAATCAGTTTGGCAGAGGCGCAGAAGCCTTAGAGCAGCAGCTTGGTGCTATTAATGCTGTCGCTGGTAAGTTCGCTGTTGAAGCAGGCGACTTAATTTCTACTGTACGTAGAACGGGTGGTGTGTTTAAATCTGCTGGTGGTGATCTAAATGAACTTATTGCTTTGTTCACAAGTGTTAGATCAACTACGCGAGAAAGTGCGGAAAGTATTGCTACTGGTTTAAGAACTATTTTCACACGTATACAACGACCAAAAACTATTGACTTCATGAAACAGTTTGGTGTTCAACTTACAGATTTAGAGGGTAAGTTTGTAGGACCGTTTGAAGCTACAATGAGACTTAGTAAAGCCTTAGCTGGCTTGGAACAGGGTGATATTACTTTTGTTCGTATAGCAGAAGAGTTGGGTGGGTTTAGACAAATTGGCAAAGTCATTCCTCTTATTCAACAGGCTAGAGTTGCACAAGAAGCTTTAAATGTAGCCCAAAGGGGTGGTGACTCGTTAGCAGCAGATGCCGCTAAAGCACAACAAACATTAGCTGTACGTATCGTACAAACTCAAGAAAAATTCATTGCTTTAGTTAGAAGCATATCCGAAACTACAGCCTTCCAGTTGATGGCTAATAGTGTGCTTGCGCTGGCTGACGGTCTGGTAAAGGTTGGCGAAGCAATTAAACCCGTATTGCCATTGATAGCTGCTCTTGGCGCTTCCAGAGGTATTGCTGCTCTTGGAGGGTTTGGTGGTAAAGCTTCTAAAATGGTTGGCATGAATAAAGGAGGCTCAGTACCCGGAACTGGAAATAGAGATACTGTTCCCGCCATGCTCACGCCGGGAGAGTTCGTAATAAGAAAAGAAAGCGTCAAAAGTTTAGGTGCTGAAAATTTACATAAAATGAACAAGTATGCTTCTGGAGGTATTGTTACGGCTGATAGGCATGGTTATGGAAAGTTTGGTGCTAATTCACCAGCCATGAAAGCAGCTAAAAGAGCAACAGAGCAGTCAGATGGTGTTACTGCGTGGAGAAACAAAAGTCAAAATGAAAGACAAGCGGAGGCAGCTAGGATTGATGCCGCTGGAAGGAAGAAGGGTTCAGAAAGAGTTGATCCTAAAAAAATTAAGAGTGCTACGTTAAGTGGTGAGTTTGGTGTTTCATTTTTGAGAGGAAATGCTGGAAGTAAAGGTCTAAACGCTACGATAGGTCAAGTACTAAAAGAGTCAAATAAAACGGGGGCTGACAGACTTAAATCATCTCTGTTGAAGAGAGCTGGATCAAAATCATTAAAAGATATAAATTATAACAATGCTAGAATTACAGCTACAGGAGCTGTTCCAACTTACTTGCAAGGAGACGGTGGTAAAATATTCAGAGATGAGATAGAAGCCGCAGTTCCGCAAATGTTTTCCAAGGCAACGGAATCTTTCACGGGAGAATTAAGACCTTCTGCCGCCTTGCCATTAAATAAATTAGTATCTAAATCAGCTATAGGTTCTATAGAAGGTCAATTTTTTGAAGCATTCATTAGATCTGTTACTAACAACACAATTAAAGATCCTAAGAAAGATGAAATATTCGATTTCGCCGCACTAGCGGCCTCAAAGAGTGACCTTGAAAGATTATTTGGAGACAACCCTTTTGTTCTTCCTAATGAATTTAAGAATGATGCTAACAGTGCAGCTAATCGTGCTAGCGCGATTGGTAAGGCGATGTCTCTTCCCGGCACTCAATTGAGATTTTATAACAAGGGTGGTAATGTCAAAGACACAGTTCCTGCTATGCTAACTCCGGGTGAGTTTGTGGTTAACAAAGCATCTGCACAAAAGATTGGTTACAATAATCTTAAACAAATGAATAAAGTTAAGGGTTACAACGCAGGCGGTGTTGTTACTGGTAATAGACATAATTATGGAGTAGAGTCTGCTGGCAATCCCTTAACTGATCTTCTATATGGTAAAGGTAAAACTGACGCAGGCGGTGACAAGAAACTTGCTGACGGTGCTGCAAAAGCTTCTAAGGGGATGGCTAAGTTGGCTGGCGCTGCCTTCGCCACAACAGCTGCTCTTTCTGCTATTATACCAGCCGCTAAAGAAAATGAGAATGTTTATATCACTGGCGCTCGTTCTTTAAATCAATCTCTAATGACAATCATAGGTGGTGCTAGTACCGCTGGTTTTGCTCTACAGTCTTTTGGTAAAGACATAGACGTTGGCGCATTACTTAAGAATAAATTTGTTGGTCCCTTAGCTGCTGCTGGTACTGCTGCGTTTATAGTCTCTAAGACATTCCATTCTTTGGAAAATTCATCAGCAAGATTAAAGAAATCTATTGAAGATGGAAACAAAGCTCAAGCAGTTGCGCTCTCTACTCAGGCCAGTACTTCTGGTGCTAGATCTGGCGTTTCTATGGGCGTTGGATTGGCTGCTGGCGCTGGCGTAGGACTTCTAACTGCTACCGCTGGTCTTCCAGTTGCTTTGACTGCCGCAGCTCTTGCTGCTGGAGCGTTTGCTCTGGGTACAGAACTCAGTCTTTCTAGCATGACAGATGGATTCCAAGATTTCCTTTCTATGTTTGGCGCTTCTACTTCTGCGCAAATCAAGGCGCAAACAGCCCTGACTATTTCTAGTAATGATTTTGAAACAGCGTTGAAGAAATTAGGCACAGCTGCCAATACTGCTGCGGAAGCCATGAAACAAGGCAATGCTAACCTTGCAGGCAGTTTGGACATCCTAGCGGATACAATCCAAAAAGAAAGACAAGCTCTTATAACAGATACCAATAATAAATTTAAAGTAGATCAAGATGAAAATGTAGGTAGCCTCCGTGGAAAAGTCTTAACTAATATGAGTAGCAATCTTGCTACCCAGCAAAAGCTTCGTAGTGGAGACCTTAAATCACAAAACATAACAAGAATGCCAGTAATGGGAGCAGATGTTTTTGAGGTTAATACAAAGGGTCTTATTAAAGAAATCACCGTTCTTTCTCAAACAATTGAACAGTTGAGGACTACGGGGGGAAGTCAGGAAGAAATAAATAAAAATGTTAGAAGAAGAGATTTGCTAGGCTCTGTAAATGTTCAGGGTGACTCTTTTTTCAGAAACTCAAAAACTGCTTCAGGCGTTCTTGGTAAGAATGAATCAATTTCACAAGAAGCAACAAAAGCTAGACAAGAAGCAAACAAACGAATATTTGATCAATCTGCTCCAGTTCTCAATATAGAACGTAGACGTTTCTTAAGACAGCAGGCTGGCAATCAAGGCAGCACTGAGAATGTTAGTTTTGAAGATTTCCGCAAGAGTCTTAGCACAGCTGGTGAAAGCGGTAAACTTTTTGCAGAAATTTTGGGAGATCTTTCTGAAGCAGACTTAAAGGAAACAAGGCAGGCATTTGATAATGTTGCAAAAGAAGTTGATCGTGCCAGAAAAGCTTTCTTGGCTATCAACGTTGATCTGAGGTCTGTCACTTCATCTGCCACTGCTACTACGGCTGGATTGAATTCTCTCATAACTGGGTTTACCACTGGTGCATCTCAACTTCAATCTGATTTTGCCACCATAACAGCTGCTATGGGTTCAGCTGGTGAAAATATGAGACCAGAAGATGTAGAAAAAGCTTTAGGTGGAGTCACACGTAAGCTTGCAGAGTTTGGAGCAGATGATGCAACTGTTAATAAAGTTAGCACAAATGTAAAAGCTTTTGCAAAAGTTCAACAACAATTCCCAGCTTTAGTTAAAGACGTAAAATCGCAACTTTCAGATGTATCAGGAAATCTTACTACTGGAAATCCACAAGATGTTAAAGACGCATTTAAAAAGGCTATTGAAAACAGTTTAGATGATAGTGTTGGAGAAGAAGCTCGTAAAAGAATTATCAATGCTTTTGATGCTGTTGAATTAAAACCAGACCAACAAGGTCGTTTATCACAACAACAATTTGATGTGTTCGGAGAAATAATACAAGGAATAAGCCAAGACCAATTGAAACAATTTGAGTCTTCTGTAGCTGCTGTTGTTGAAGCAGAAAATAAGATGTTGGTGATACTTAATAAAAAGATTGCTACAGAAAATGATCTGATAAAAGCTCAGCAGTCAGCTATAGACATTTTCAAGGAAGCTAGACAAATAGAAGCTGAGTTTGGTGGTAAAAGATTTACGCCAGCAGACAGAAAAGCATCACTCTCTTCTCGGGCTAATGTTTTAGGCAGAGGCGCTGGGCTAACTGATATTGATTCTAATTTATCTGTGGATTCTCTTAGGCAAAGAAACGCAGAGATTAAAAACAGATTCCAAGGTAATCGCTCTGCTTTAGATGCTGGTGGAGCTGATGCTTCTACTAAGGCTGACATTCAAGAATCACAGAATAGACTTAAAGCAGCTCAGAAAGAACAAATTCAAACTATTAGAGAGTTGGTTTCAATTCAAAGAGACGAATTGAAAATTATACAAGAAAAAAATCGTTTGGAAAAAGATTCCATTGACTCTCTCCTTGGTGGTAATATAGAGAAGTTCTTTGATCAGCAAGCAGCTCAGGGTGCTATATCGGCAGCTTCTGGTGGTGATCAAAGGTTGATGGATGCTTTTGGTCCTCAAGCGATGAACGATGCTAGAGTTGAACTAGCAAGAATGAGAGATGCTGGTGTTCAAGATGTTAATGGCGTTAATCTGGATGGTAGAGGAGGATTGCTAGAAACTGTTAGTATTGATGCAGCAAGGCAAAGAGGTCTTGGTTCCGCAGCATTGCAAGCTGGTAGGCTGGCGGCTGGAACAGACGACAAGAGTTTGGCAGCTAAACAAAATTTAAGAAATAGCGCTGGTCTTCTCGCAGAGACGGGAGATCTTGGAGCTGATATGGCTCAAATGGAAGTTGACTCTGTGAATGAAATGATGGTCAAAGCTCAGACAGTAGTTCTTGAAGCCAAAACTATTGGCGATACTAATCAAAGAATAAGAGATAATAGAGATGCAGACAGAGTGGTTCCTGTTGAGATAAAGAAAGAAAACGTTGGCAACACTCAGATTTCTAGAAAAGCAGCTGGTGATATGCACATGTTAAGGCGAGGAGGCGTTGTTTATGCCAACCAAGGAATGTTTGTTCCTAGAGGAACTGATACGGTTCCTGCAATGCTTACACCCGGAGAGTTTGTAGTAAGAAGAGAAGCTGTTCAAAGAGGTAATAATCTTGCTATATTAAAATCTATGAATAGTGTGCCACAACAAGCGGCTCCAGCTCCAGCTGCTGGTTATGCTAACGGTGGTGTCGTCTACAGGAGTCAAGGCTCTAATGGTCCAGAGGGCGGGATGGGAATTAGCATGGAAGCTATCAATAAACTATCTGAATCATTTAGAACATTCAATGAAGCTTTTGGTAAGAATATTAAACAACTCGCTGACACCAAATTTAGTGTCTCACTTGATAATAATAATATAAATGTAAATCTAAATGGTGGCTCATTCTTGCAGTCGCTATCAGAGTCGCTCAAGAAGTCGTTGCTACAAGAAGTTGGCAACCAATTGGCTGGATTCAAACCGTCATCAACCGGACTAAAGGAAGGCAGATCAGTTCTGCCGGTCGCGTAAAATAGGATTCATAAATGGCTACATTTAATATAACAGTATTAAGTACTAGTAGTACCTCTAATGGTTATCGCTTCTCTGGAGTTGATAGAAACGGGGCTATAAGTGGTACTAATAATGAAACCATAAATGTAAATGCCAATGATGCTATTAATTTTACTTTCTACAATAGCAGTTCTCATCCCTTCTCTTTGGCTGGTACAAGTATTTCTGGAAAGTCTGCTACTGGTGGATACTATAGCTATCCATCTTATGCTTCGCATACTTTTACGACGGGTGGCACTTATATCTACGATTGTGATGTTCATGGGTCTTCCATGCAGGGAAACATAGTAGTAGCTGCTGGGACTACGACTACAACTACAACAACAACTAGCACCACGACAACAACCACCACCACGGCAGCGCCAACTACTACTACTACTACTACTACAACTACCACAGCAGCACCAACCACTACCACCACGACGACGACAGCAGCACCAACCACTACCACCACTACGACGGCAGCACCAACCACTACCACTACAACCGCTGCCCCAACGACCACAAGCACAACCACGACCGCTGCGCCAACCACGACCGCTGCGCCAACCACGACCGCTGCGCCAACCACCACAGCAGCGCCTTTCGATGACGGTACTTACAATATTACAAGTACTTTTCCTGATATGAATATGCTTCCGAGTCCATCGGTTCCGGCATCGGCTACATACGCAACAACTACGACGACAGCAGCTCCATCCGATCAATGCACACTATGTACTAAAGAGCATACTTTAGAATTGTCTGGTGACAGCGCATTAAAAGCTTCTGTTTTTGGAATGAGAACTCTGCGTTTAAAGATAAAAGGAACGAGTGCCATAAAAATAAATCCACAAGTAAGTGTTATTCGTAACACTCCCGTGGTGTTAAAATCTAATGGCAAAATAAGAGCTTCCGCTAATTCTATAATGAATCCTAGAAAGTTCATCAAAGTAAACAATGGTAACATTAAAGCCAATTTAGAATTTGCAGGCCCGCTGTCTGTGCGCACTAAGATTAAATTAGGAAGTATTTTCTCTAATACTCATGTTGATAAAGTGGTGGGACACTTCGCAACTCTTGGCAGCTTCTTACCTCAACAAAAGTTGTACCCGTCTGGTGACATTTCTTCTTCTTCTATGATTAACCAAGATGGAAGCACTGCTAACCTATACCAAAGTATTGATGAAGGTGTGGCGATTGGTCAGTACATTAAACCTGACAGTCAAAGCTCTTTAGTCTCTGACGACTCTGGCACATTCATTCATCCATCTGCTATAAGATCTGATGGAAGTTTTAGTTATAAATGCGCTGTCAGTCCAGCTATTATCAATACAGACCACAGCTTCTTGTTCATGCGGGCAGCTGCTCCACTTAGAAACTATGGCTCTGACAATGCTCCTCAATATACTTTACAAAACATTAAATTAGAAGATCCATCTGGCAACCTTATAGTCCATTATAAAGATGTGGTTGTTAGGGGCGATGCTGACTATGACTCAGACGGGCCTTTAAGTAAAAACTATTTTACAATTATATCTGAACCTGCAATTAATTATGGTGGATTGGGAGCTTGGGAGAAAAATTATCCCTTCTTTGGCGCTCATCATGTTCGTGGATCTAACTCTTTTAGTCTTAGCCTAGATATAACCGCTAAGTGCTTAGATGATCCTTTTAGTCAAGGCTTTGACATTGGCTACGAAGAGAATGTTTGTGACATTCCTGAACTATCTGTGATTAATGATGAAGATGATTTTCAATCTATAGCAGGCTCTCCAATATCTACTCAGGGTCAAGACATTTTTCTAAACCCCACAGACAGCTTTAGAATATCAGCTATTGAAATATGTAATAGTGGTGGTCCAAGATCAGATCTCGCCCTTGCTCCAGCTCATGATAACTATGTTACAGCTTTTGTGCAAGCCCAAGCCAAGGGTAAGTTAATCACAAAGCATATCTTTCCTTCTCAAGTTTTGACTCATAATTTTGATACTAGCATTTGGCCCGATGTCAACTCTACGTGGTATCACTCTGGAGAGGCCGGTGTCTTAACTAATAATAATGTTCTTGTTTCTAGTGGAAAACTTTTGGCTGAACAAATTTCTGATAGGCAAGCTTCTACTCACATTAAATTAATTAATTCTTCTATTCAAGACTCTGGCAAATTGCTGCTTAAATTTGAGGATACAAAACAACTATTCACCACATTTACTAGTGATAACGACGTTGCTGGCGGTGACTTTAATGCTAACTTCAATATTAGACAAAGAAAAACTTTGCCTCTTCAAGATACTTTTTATGCTGACATTGAAAGTATAAATATTAAAGTTGTAGCGAGAAAAAGAACAAATTCGTCACCAGACTACGCCCTCGACGTTGTGGGATACAGTGACGATAAACTTCTTTTCGTAACTGAGCCATCTGGTGGATTTTTACAGAACATAGCTGGTGGAACTATTATCAACCAAAACGTCATGTCTTCTTCAATTGTTCCTCCGCAAGAACTGGCAATTGCTAAACATGCAATATCCGATAAGGATAATTCTACTGTATATAGCAATTCTATAGCAAACAGTGGTGGAGATCATCATGTTCTTACACAATCTCCACTCATTAACTCTATAGATTTTAAACAATATACTATACCTTTAAAAATTTACGATAAAGAGAATTTACTAGGCGCTCCAACCAAACATGACTCAAGCCCATATTTAGAGCATTTGTTCGTAGACATCTATCCCATACCTTCAGGGGCTGAAATTGCAGACATATTGCTCGAAGTAAAATACAGCCCGCAGAATGCGTTAAATCTTCGTACCATTGGAACACATAACAGTGACGATCCATTAGTGACAACCACAGTATCTCTGTCTCCAAACGGAAAAGTTACTAATATATCTAGTGCTAAATCTCTCCCTAGTGGTGAAAATATTCCTTACGCCTATGACCTTACGGCTTACGACAATAAACATGTTTATGATAATTTTGCAAGACGGTGGAGGGGTGTCTCTGGCAAGGATGTTAACGAAGCTTTTGATGCATCATTTGATTTCTCGTTCGACAGAAGGGCAACCGCCCACCCATTTAATTCTGGATATTTTGACTTTACAAAGTATAGATCTGATTGTGTTTTAGATTCAGAAGGCAGATCTTTCTCAGGTGTTTTCACGGGAGTCACCACAAGCGATATCTACAAACAGTTAGGCTGGAGATTCTCTAATGATTTAATTTATACTGGACTGTTAGATCCTGACGGTAACGCCATTGACAGAAGAACAATTAATTGGTCTTGGAGTAATAGCACTTTCCCCAATCTTACAGACGCATTTGATAGTGCGGCTAGACTTAATGACTCTTCTAAATATATCAGTTTTGATTCAACTTCTAGCAATGAGTTTTCTTTCTTGGTTAGATTCAGTCCAGACTACATAAGTAGTTCTGATGTTGCTAGCAATTTAGATATGTTTCATCATGGTTTAATAGCAGCCAAATATGCTGTTAATGATATTGGTGATAAAATTGTTGAGTTCGCATTGGCTTATGAGCAAGATAAGCTGTGCGCATTTTCTAGAGATACAACTGGAAATATAATTAGAATAGAAGACGACTTGCCTTATACAAGTTATGTATTCCCACTTACCGCTATGGTCACATATAACGCCTCCGATAATAAATTACGATTATACGCAGATTCGGAAGCCAGCGGTACTTTTAACATTCTCAGAGCTGAGTCTTCCGCATTCACAAAAGTTAATACTGATCAAAAAGTTACCTTGGGTTACTCAGCAGGGTCTGGTCTTGGATCAGAAGTGTTCATCACCGAATTTGGAATGTCTAGTAAATGTATAGATTTAGTTGGTAGTGGATATGTAGAACAAAGAACTTCTCAGTCAGTTGGCTCTAGTGTAGATCATAAATTAACTGCTGGTGGAGTTACTGATATATTTGATTCAATAAGAAATCCTAATCACGTTTCTTCTAGAAACAAAATGTATTCTTACATTGACGATAAAATAAACAACGTCTGGAAGTTAAACGACTTTAGGCATTGTCAGTTCAATCAAAGTTTTAATAGACTTTCCTATCGTGGAGATAAAGACTTTGTAGAACACCATCTAGTCCATGATGGATTGCCCTACTCTTCAAGAACAAATTTGTCCCTGCCTTCTACATTACAGGCTAGTGGCTTGGCCTATCACACCCAGATAGAAAACGATTTCCTACGTTTTAATATCGGAAACGCCTCTAGTGTTCCTTCTTCTGGTAAATTTTACGCAGCTGCTCCCAGAATTACTAAATCTTTACCAAGAGGCTACCACTTTGCAGAAGAAGCAATTGCTGTAGACACTGTAATTGATTTTCATTCTGACAACACAATTGCTTGGGATGATGGCAAACTCGGTCCTAAATTAGTTGTTAGTCTTTACAGTCCATCCTTAATTCCTGACTACGATGGGGCAGACAAGTCTTTAGGTTTAGTCAATCGTCGAATTCATTACTTAGAACCAAGCGGTTGTATTAGAAAAATTACTAGTGGCTTCAATAAAAATGATCTTTTTGATTCTTCAGAATCTTGGTCTGTATTTAATACAGAATACGAACACGTTATTAAAGAGTTTGATCATCGACATTATGCAACCAATATAAATGATATGTTCTTGCAGTATGATGTCATATATCCTTCAGGTTCTTCGTTTGACTCAAAAGTTAAAATACACTCAGCTATGATCAGAATGGATCAAGCTTTAACTACTAAGCCAAAAGTCAACGATGATATGAATCTGTATACTAGTGGTGAATTTATATCTATAGTTGATTTGTCATTGTTCGTAGATGGTAAAAAATCTTTAGACAATTTGTTTGGCGCTCCATCTGGAATGTCTCTGTATGTGAGTGGCGTTGCTGTTTTTCCTTCTTCTGGAGATATGAATCTTTATTGCAGCGGAATTCCAACTGCAATAGACGAGGTAAACTTATACACAGCTGGTCATAGATCTGTCTCTAGCGATTTGGTTCATGGGTCTGATATGTTTGGAAGTCATAACGTGGGTGTTAATATCTATGTTAGCGGTCAAACAAGGTTGCTAGAAGAGATGAGTTTGTTCTCTTATAATAATCAAACTGTTCCTGCCGCTAGCGGATCTCTAAATCTTGTATTCCCAAGCCCAACATTAGTTGCATACAATCAAAATACTTCAGTCAACCTCTTCGTGAAATCTCCAAAGTTTGCTGAAGTATCTAGAATTTTAAACGTCTCAATGCCTCTGTATTCATATGACAGAGACTTGTTTGATTTTAGCTCGTCAATGAATTTGGTTAATTACAATGAACCAATAATAAATTCTTCTAATGACTCTGTAAATTTATTCACAATTAATTACGCCGCTTATGATTCAAATCTTGTTGGTCAAGAGACTATATTGTGGAATGGTAGAAATGTAGGATCTACTGTTGTATCTTTAGACGAGCCTTACATTTCCGTAAGCCCAACGGATTCGCTTAGAACTCAATCAACCATATGCTATGGAGATTGTGGATATGGTGGCAATTGTAACTACGTAGACATTAATACTCATGGTGTAGATTGGTTTAAGTCTTACTGCACTGATGGCGGTATAGCTAGAGGGTTAGATATAGACTCAAATAATCAGTATTATGGTATCAGAAAATATACTGGTTTGATTCCTCTGTATCCTTATACTATCTCCATGAGAGGTTTTTCAGGCAGCACAGAATATATAAATCTTCCAAAAGAAATAGAAACGGTTGAATATGGAAGTAATAGTGAAGTTAATTTCTCTGGCATTAAATTATTCACTAATGATCCTTATGGACTTCACGCTAAATACGGTAAGAGTATTGTTGTTAAAGGTAATAGACTTTTAATTGGAGCGCCAGAATATGATCTCTATGAAGGATCTAAAAAATTAGATAAGTCTGGGGCTGTGTTTTTATATAAAAGGCTCGCAGCTCCTTCTGGAACTGATTGGTCTAGCCAACCAGATAAAGGTGGTTGGCAGTTGGATAATATCCTAACCCTGCCTTCTGGATTCCAGAGAGATTATTACAAAGTAACAATGAAAGACGTTGATCCTACAAGCAACTCTTTTGTTGCTCCTCTTAGAAAGTGGGAGGTTGGACAGTATGGAAGCCAATTTGGACACTCTGTAGATATTGCTATAGACGAATCAGACCCAAGCAAAGATGTTATTGTTGTGGGCGCTCCAACTAGTAAATTTGATAGAGTGTTCACAGACCCAGATCCTACACCTGTAAGATCCTGTGTAATGGTATTTACTGATGAATTCACGGGTTTTGAATCGCGTGGAGGAGTTACCAACGTTGCAGGCTTAGTTCAACAAGTAAATGCAAGAAACCAATATTACAATTTGTATGCTAGTCCTCAATTTAAATTAGAAGTTGATATATTAATCTTTGAGTGTACTAAAAATACAAATAGACCATTTAAAATTGATCAAGGCAGATTTAGAGAATCACTTAGTGTGGCTCATAGGTTCCAAATAAATAAGATAGTAAGAGGAGATGGAGTCCCTGAATATAATATAATAGCAGATCAAATTAGTCAAGCTTTCAGAGAAGTTTTTAATTATGATGTATCCAAAACAAATAATGGCTTGCCTGTTTCTTTGGGTTACTTTGTAGATAATAGTGCAAGTTTTGCGGAGACAGCCATACTCTCTGGCATCAAACCTTTCTTAAATTACTATGAGGAGTATACTTTTGCAAGTGGAGTTCAAACTTGGGATAATATTCCTGCTAGTGGCGCAATTATAAAAACTCCTTATACTGATCTTGTTGGCGAACAATGGGAAATGTTTGCGATGAGCGGATTAAACGATCTTTTAAGTGACTCAACAATTTCTACTAATCGTGAATTATTTACTTCTGGCTATGGAATACTTTATAATGAAGACAATATAAGATTCAATCAAATTCCTCCAAGTGGTGGTAGGGTTTATGTGTTTAAACAAGAAACAGCAAAATCTGGATTATTCTATAATCAAGATACTCCTATTTGGTCCGTGTCAGATATATTAAAGTTAGATGTTAATGATTTTGAAGATGAGGATGAAGATGTAATTAGTGACAAAAAATATGATAGTTTTGGTTACTCTGTTTCTATAAGTAATAATAAAGAAAATATTGCTGTAGGCTCTCCATTTAATCGTAGCCGTGGCGTTACTGTGTTTGAACAAAAAGAAGGGTTTAGAGAAACTGAAACTCACAATCAAGTTGCACAATGGCTTGCCACCAAGGATGCTGAAGCAGTTCAGTTTGGAGACAACGCTTCTGTTTATAAAACTATGTATCAAAAATATCTAGAGTACGCCACTAGTTTTGGTTCTAATGGTGCTGGTGCAAAATTATTTGAGACATTAGATCCTAGTGGTAGATTTGATGCCAGAATACATGCTGATTCTTTTGTTGCTGGTAAAAAGACACACGAATATACCAAAGTGTTTGATTATCATAATACTTATAATTTCACGGGAAGTAAAACAGAAATTCCAACAGAATTTGCGGCCCATCCAAGAGTTGGTTTTTCTGTCTCTTTAAATGAAGATGCAACTATGTTAGCAGTGGGCTGTCCGACTGACAGCATGAATCAGTGGGACGATAGTAACGTTTGGTTTGATAGTAATAAAGAGTGCGATGAAGAAAGAAATTGGAGAGGTGAGGCTGGGCAAGATGGATATTTATCTACACCTCATGCTAGCGAAAATTATCTTAAAGGCTTTATACCAGCAACTTGGCCTTCTTATGTAAATGCTGGAGCTGTACAAATATTTCAAACAAGAAAATATTATCCACACGATAAGTTTGTAGAGTATGGGATATATGGCAACAAACATGAATCTTTACTAGAACCAGAAGCCGTAAAGTCTGGAATAAGATTGCCAGAATATAGCTATGTGTCAGGTATATATGACAATTTGAGTATACCATTTGTCAAGACTCCTTATCTTGAAAATACTGAAATTCCAGATGACGCAGGGGTTCTGATGATTGTTTGTCCCGAAGTTGATGCTTCTAGTCCAGCTGTTATACAAAATATTAAAGATTTCCTTGCAAAAGGCGATAGGAACTTAGTGTTGGTTGGCAATGATCCAGAATTTGAAGCTGAAGGTGCTTATAGAGATTCCAACAGGATCATCAATACCATTCTTGAAGAAGTCGGTTCTAGGGTCAGATTACATGCAGCTTCTACTGCAAGTAGAGCTTTAAATGATGACATACCACTCAACGCAGATACCAATGTTATAGCGGCTAGTGTGCCAATTGGCAGTATAGATACTTATTTGGACGCTGGAAGTATGTTTGCTTCTGGCGTGGCAGACATTAGGTTACACGACCCAACTATCAGCACTGTAAATCATCCGTGCGATGGCGCTCAGTGGGACGAGTACATTGCTGCTTTAAGACTCATATTGAACCCAAGCGAACAACATCTCGCGGATAATCTGGCTAGACTAACATACGCAACTGCTAACATAGGGTGTAGCCCTTCAATTGCTCACAATGGGGACTTACGCGCACAGTGGTATGATTGGTGCAAAGATTCCGCGAACAAAGATATTAGATTCCCTAAAAACATACCATCTGCTTACGGCAAAATACCCGGAATGACTGCTCCATTCTGTAATCCGGGTCTGGGATGTTATGTAGATCCAGCTGATGACTGTGCGTGGAGAGCCACCAATGTTGATATGCCACCAAGACCAATTCTGGCAGCTGCTGAGACACCGCCTGCGTTCATCGTTACCAAGCCGGGAGTTCCAGCCTCAAGCGGACTTGTCCACAGTCACTATGTAGACATTTTGGTTGGTCAAGAAAGCACGACTTTGCTTGGTGCGCCGACTTTACCCGTTATGGATTGGTCTTCTGTGCTACCCTCGGCTGACGCTACAGTTACTCAATACAGTGGTAATTATACTGCGCTAGATTTAAATGTAGATAATTCAGCTGAACAACAACCATTCTTTAAGCCTCAAGATGTAGGGTCTAAAGGTTATCTTTTACAATCTAGAGCGCTTACTTTTGAAGAACCACTTTATGATCATGAAAAAATAGAAGATTTTGCACATATATCAGCAGAAGAAGAGTATCCAAACAACACTACATCTTCTATAGTCTTAATTGCTACGTTAGCCTCTGAAGCTAGGGACAAATTAGAATCAGGAAATGATGAAGCTATTTATTTTTATAGAAATATGTTTTGCAGAAATGATCAAAAATTTACTGATGAAGATATGTATGATGACAACCCAAACATATTCGACAACAAAAACTATAGAGTCAATGTTGCTCAATTAGGTGGTTGGACGCAGAGAACTTCATTTGTTGATGGGTATAAAGACTCGTACCTTTACACAGAAGACAATTTTACTGACAGCAACGGTGACATTCAAGTTAAGAAAGCTGGCCTAATACATGAAAACAGTAGATTGTATTATGACTCAGCAACTCCCGATCAAGGATTTATAGACAGAATAGACTTAAATGTGACTATGGATGAACTACTTAACGGTAAAGATGGTGAACAATATAATAAATACGATGGGCATCATTACCAAGTGTGCTGGATTGCAAATACTAAGTCTCTACCAAGCGATGATGATTTAAATAAACTTAAACTATGGTTACAGTCTGGTAATAAAAAGCTCGTCATAACCTACGGTCACGATAATGATCTTGAGGTAAACAGTTTCGGCACACGACACTTCCCAAGACTCGACGGTGTTGGAACGATAGGTGTAAATAACGTAGAAGTTCCTTCTCAAGAAATAGCAGAAAACACTACTAAGTTATGTCAGAAGCTTGGCATAACAATGAAACCCCTCAAAACTAATGCAATAGATTATTCTGCCCCCAACGAAAGACGAAATGAAAGCCTCTTACCTATAATAGAAAGATATGCTGAATGGGGCAGAGATGTTGCAAAGTTTAATTCTCTCACCCAGAGGGATGAAGCTTTGCCAGAATTTCCTCCTACTAGCAAGTACGCATTTGTTAGTGACAATAAGAGACTTAAAAGATTTGTATTTACAGACTTCTCTTCTGCTCCTAATTATGACTTATCTAAACAAGGTCAAAGCAAGACTAATGTAAATAGTCTCTTCATTCCTATTGATCTTAACGGTGGAAAACCAATAGCCAGAATTATCTCTACTAATCATAACAGAAGATATTTACATTATAATCAAATTAGAAATACTAAATACAAAACAAATTTATCTTATTTTAATAATTCTGGTTTTACCAAGGTTAGCTTTGCTACTCCTGCATATCAAACCTCTGGTTATTATTTAGATCTTAAATTTGAATCATTTTCAAACGAAAGCTTAAAATACGAAATAGGCGTGACCAATGCGGTTCATCAAGATCCTATAAAGGGTGGCCCCGGCGAATCAAGAAAACATACTCTTACACTATACAATGATAATAGGCAACAAGTTGGACAAATTGAATACAATGGATTAAGAACTCATGCTAGTGGTCCAAACAAAACCCTTGGTCCTTTTTATGCTACTAGTTCTGGTATAGACATTTATTTTGGTGTTAACGAACGAAAATTGACAAATTTAGGGGATACTGATGCTCTCCCACTGTCAATGCGACTTGTTCACGTTTCGGGATACGCTGTCCCTACTTATGTAAACACAACCCCTGTTACCGTGCCATCCTCCGTGCAAGTCATGGAAGTGCGTCCCGCAGTTCCTCCCATAGATATAAACTATGCACCAGAATATAGACAAATTAGCTCTATTCACGAAATTTATTGCGATTCAGCCACATGCTCTAGCGAGTTTGATAAACCATTTAATTCTAGAGGCGGTCCTGTAACTGTAAACGACCCTACCCATGATCACTTATCTGGTCAGAATATATATGCTGTAGATGGACCTGTTATAGCATCTCAAGAAATAGAAACTTTTAGTCCTTTTATAGCTGGAGTTAACAGGTCTAGAATAACTGTTATCAGTGATCCAAGTATATTCCAAGGTCCAACAGTTTTAACAGATCAACAAACTATTAGAGAAGAGTTAGTTGAATTTATTCAAAGTCTATATCCCAACACTGTGTTCCCCGTGCAAACAAAGGGGAAACAATTTATTAATAGGACCAAGCTCGTAGCTCCCGAACGTGGAAGTCCTGCTAAATGGTATGGCGCTCACGGCGGGTCTGGATTGATTATGAGGTTCTTACCAAGTGGAACCACCAGCGTAACTAGATCTAACATGAGTGCATTTACTGGTCATGAGTCAAGTTATGATCCTACTTATGTACATCGCCCTAAATATTCTTTTGAATGCGAAGATGCTCCACCAGTAAAAGACAGAGAAAAAGCAATGCGTCTACAAAAACGAGCATTCCTTTCTAGCGCCATTGCTCTTGGAATATTGCCACAATTTAGTGGAGAGTATAAAGGCAAAGTATATGCTGATAATTGCTCCATGTATGCGGAAACTACTAAGGACTTCTTGGATCTTGAAGAGTTTCCATCTGGGTATCCCGGTGACTTATTTGGGTACACAGTCAAGGCGCTTGGAGATAAAGTTTATGTTGGATGTCCATTTGGAGCTTATTCTCAGGAGGATAAAATTGTAAGTTGGTCTGGAATTGCTGGTACTCCAAGTCAAACAATTCCGTCTGGAGTTGCTGTAAGTAATTATGGTGGGGCGGGTGCTGTCTATTCATTTGAAAGAAATCTGAAGGGGAAAAGCCCCATAAGAAACAAAGACTTTGCTTGGGAAATGGTTCGTAAATTCAGACCCAACTCAATTAATCCGGGCTTAGATTTGTCTAATACTCTGGAAGCTCAGTCAAGCCATATCTTGGGTACGCATACCTACACTCAAACTTACCTAGAAAATAATAGCCAGTTTACCGATAAGTTTGGAATGGCTCTTGATTCTATGTCTGGTGTTCTTGTTATTGGTGCGCCGGGACATGACTTCCAAAATTTTGTTGAGTTAGACCCAAGAACTGGACTGTTTATCAATAAAGCTTTTGGACATTCCTTTGACATACGAACAAGAACTGTGCATGACTTAGGCACTTCTGGTAATAGACATTTATATCCAAACAGCGGATTGGCAATACTAAATAATGGAGCAGCCTACTTATACAGTGAAGAATTTGATTTTTCTAAGAAACAAAATGGGTGGAAGTTTGTTGAGAAAATTTCCCCACAGGGGTACGGATCTCATGAACAATATCGTATAATTCCTCCGGGGTATCCAACTGAAGTTGCTGATTCTGGATCAGAGAATTCTAATTTTGGCAACGCTGTTTCTGTTGTTAGAAGACAAAGAACAGATGCCGACTACACCATAGCCATTGGAAGCAAGGGACACCCCTTCTCTGGCGTTGGTGGTCACAGCTTGAATCATGGGGCAGCGTATACTTATGATTTAATGTTAAGAAACAATGCGGCTGTAACTCAAAATTCAAGCACCAATATTAAGGCTAGACTATTCTCTCAGACAAGCGGAGAGCAGCCTGACTACCCAATAGTAAATATGAATATTACTAATAATAATCAAAATTACAAAGAGTATTATGCTACTGGTATAATTAATAGCAATTCTTTTGGAGAAATATTCTTAGAGGTTTCTGGAGACGATCCTTCGCAATATGGATTCCCGGCACACAGACCATATATAGAATCCGTCAATGGCAAAATGCTTGTTGGCACGAATATATGGAATGGAGCCTTAATGTTTGTTGAGGGTCAACCCAACTTAACCTCGGGTGTATTAAACCTTTCTACTATAGTGCCTAGTTCTGAATTCGTGTATAATGATATAGGATTGTATTCTTTTGGTGTAGGTGGCCTTGTAAACGTTGGTGATTCGGGCTTATCTCTGTACAATCAATCTGAGACTCCAATAACCCTTGCGGAGTCTGGACTAACATTTTTTACGAGTGGTGTAAGGACTGACGCTGAGACGTTAAACTTCCGTATCAGAGGATATAAATAAATGATTAATATATATTCACCCACAGTGAAGAATGGGACTCAACCCGTTGTTATTAGACCAACCCCATTTGTGTCTATAGGTTCAACCCCCATACGTAATAGCATTGGAACTCTGGGTTCAACTTATAATATTACTTTAACTGGCACTATACTTCCGGGTCAAGGCTCACCTTTTATAGACGGAACATTTCACGACACCGCCTCTAGTAGACCGGCTGATGAAGTTAATGTGTCTGGAGAATTACACCAACAGGTTTTTCGCAAACAAAACGCATTACGAGAATTATTTGCAACTGATGGCGTTAAGATAGAAATTGTGAATCTAGAAGGCAGTGATGCTCCTAACGTAGTTTTCTACGCAAAGATGCAGTCTATTAACTTTGAGCCGGGAACATACATTGATTTATGTAGATATACTATAAATTTAACAACCAATTATATTCAAGATATAGACGGCGATGGTGTCATATGGGCAGACGGGAGAATGCTCAACATAGAAGAAGATGAAAATAAAACTGGCGCAGATAGATTTTATGATACAACTGCTTATACTCCTGACGCACTGAGGGCAAAGTTCGGGGGTTTTGTTTCTAATTTTACTGAAAACTGGTCTTTAGAAGTTGACGAATCGTTAGGTGAGACCAGTGGTGTTCACGGTATTACTCCAAGGGCTTATATAGTAACAAGGAACACAAGCGCTACTGGTAGAACCGATTTTAGATTTGACTCTGGAACTGACTCAGAAAAACACGAAGCGTGGGATGAGGCTAAAAGATTTTTAAGCACAAGTGTTTTAACCGATTTGCCGACAAAGTACCCCGGATATGCTGGCAGCACTGGTCAGGGTACTGGCGGGTTTGGAGCTATGACGCTCGGGCTAGTATCTCAGTTTAACGGGTGCAATCATTCAAGAACGGAAAATATTGATAAAACAGCAGGCGTTGTTAGTATTACTGACAGATGGTTAATGTGTAGAGACATTGCTTTTGAAAGTTATGATGCGTCAATTAGTTCGGAAACTACTGGTCCTTTTGTTTCTGTTAATATTAATGGAACTATTGCAGGCGTTAGCACCAAGCCTGCTGGTGCAGTAAGATATGGTGGTCAAACTAGTTCTTCTACTGCCAACAAGGTAGAGAACGCTTTAGCCAAATGGAACCTTGTTAGCGGTAGTGGTACTTATGATATGAGTTCTCATATATTTAAACGGGCAAATGCATTAGTTGCGCCCCACTTAAACCCACAGCCATTATCTGTGTCTCTAAGTAGAAATGATTTTACAGGAGAATTAAGCTATGCAATTACTTATGATAATAGACCTTTGAATATTGTAACTGAAGCTATGTCAGAGACCATATCTATTAATGATACATATCCCGGCGATTTATATGCTATGATCCCCGTTATAGGCAGGGTTACTGGGCCAGTTTTACAGTATATAGGAGGTAGGACAGAATACCAAAGAAATGTTTCGTTAGAATTAATTTTTGATTATACAGATATAGATTATTCTGTTACAAGTACCAATGATGCAAAAAGAACATCTTTGTTACTTTCCAAGCCATCAGTACAAGAACCCGCTAGAACTCAGATAGCAAATTTATTAAAATCCGTAAGCCCTTTAAAAGAGCCGGGAATCAGGAAATGTTTCTTACAAGCGCCTCAAGAAAGTTGGTCTCCAAGAGATGGTCGATACAGTTTAAATGTTTCATGGGTATATGAATTGGATCAATAATCATGTATGATCGTGTTAATAAAAATTTAACTACTACATCAGCCCCGTCTTTTGACAGGTCTGCCTTTCCTATTGTAGACTCTGGTGGTTTTTTACACGTAAACAAACAAGCTCCTATCACTGAGGGAACTTCTTTATTTCCTCCCACTTCTGGGGCCATGTGGCCTTCTGGTGAGGCCAATTTTCAAACATTTGATGAAAGTAAGACTCCTCTTGCGTATCCTGCATCCCTTAGCGGTTTAATGTCTTCAGGAACTTTAGTAAATGCTCCTAGTGGTAATTTATTACTAAATAGCGGAATTAGAGATGGGTTGAGCAATGCTGCGGCTACAAAAGTTGAAGCTGATAAAAGAAATATTGTAGATGTTTTTAATCCGTATATTCACTATATTGCAAAAGATGGAGCTAGTGCTACTCAAGGTGCTATTGGTAGATCATCCCCTACGTCGCTTCCTTTTTATGTAAGGTATAATGACAAGTATGAATCTCCACGTTTATTATTTGATAAATATAAAAACATATATGTAGAGCTAGATGCTAGCGGGGTGCAGTCATGACAAATAGTATAGCAAGATCTTCCCACTACTACGGAGATGGCTGGCCCTCGTCTGGACTTGTCATACCTCAAGGTTTATCTACTGGTGGCTGGACGAGACAATCCAGAGGTTATCCGCAACAAACATTTCTTGGCGCTAGTATACGTAGTTTCAATATGCAGGCGGGTTTTGGAGATACCAGTTCAACTCTTACCGTAGATATGGTTGTTGACGAGTTTAATAAATCTGACGGAACTAAACTTGGACTTGGTGATGATGTATACCATAGCGGTGAGCATGATTCTTTTATGGCTCCTTTTGTCGGATCTCCAGTATTCTTTAAATTTGGTCGTGATTTTGCGACCGTAACAGATGCTTTTCAAACCGCTTATGATGTTGCGTTTAGTGTGTCTGGGATAACTAACTCTGGAATTACTTGGACAGAAGGAGGCAATGCTTACGACTCTATTGACCAAATTACTTCTTTGTCAAGCGGTGAATTTTTTAATTTAGAAACTAGCGGAATAGACACAGTAGTAATAGATGAAAATATAGGAAGACTTCATACTACTTTTGGAGGCATATTGCAATCTTACATTCAAAATAAAAGCCCCAATGGTGAACCTGTTTATACTGTTCAAGTGGTTGACCCCAGAGAAATACTTTCTAATGTAAAACTTATTTTAAATAACTATGCTGGCACTACTTTTGAATCTGATAATATCTACAATGTTTTTGGATTTCTTGAACATAATCTAACTAGAACACAGACTTCGGAAATGGTTTCAACTTTCGGCCCAGCATCAAAACTGGAAAGACTCGTTGATACTAGTGGAAATGTATCTTTTTCTGGCACAGATACTTTTACTGGTGATGGAGAAAATGGACTTATTTCTACGAATCCAGATCCTAGTGGTAGTCAACAAAGTGATTTTTTTGGACCAGATAAATTTCCAATGACGGGTACGGGATTTTCTAGAAGGTCAGATCAAGGTATGCCATATTACAGAATAAATCAAGCGATAAGAGCTTTGATGGAAAGAGATGTGGACTTACCCAAGGTTTTCAAAACTACAAAATACGGCGATAAAATAAACTTTAGGGGATTTAAATATGTAGTTGATTTAGAAGGTTTGCCTAAATTGCCAGCATTTTATTATATTGATTACGATGAAATGAATCTGATGGATCTCTGTTTGGAGATATGTGAGGCTACTAATCATGATCTTTTTGTTAACTTGCTTCCTATAATTGATAGGCCAGAGGTTCAAAAGACATACGATGACAACATTCAAGCTATGAATGATACAGTGACAGTTGTTGGCGACGATGAAGAAGAGGAGAAAGAATTAGTTGCGGGACTTATCAAAGTTACTGCTATAGACAGAAGTAAGCCGCCTGATATTGGTGCTGTGCAAAAATATTTAAATGATTTAGATGTTCAAGGAATTGTTGTAGAACAAAAAGACTTGGGATATGAACTGTCTAATGTTACTACTGAAAAATTTATACTTGGTGGTCAAGAAACAAATATGCATTTATTTAGCACTCAGGCTGATCGCGGAATGTATGCGAGAAATCAAAGGGGAGAGGGTGATGGAGCTGAACCACTTGGAACACAGTGGGATTTATTAAACTCTTTAAAACAGCAATTAGTACCATACTATGGCACTCTTAGCGATGGAGTGGTATCAATTCCAAAGGGATATGGCTCATACCAGCAAATACTTTTAGATACAACGTCTTTGTTTGCTAATGGCGTTGGGGATTACTACGTTGCTACAGAGATGGAGCTAAGATGCGCTTTGATATCTTACGAAAAATGGGTTCAGTTTTTAATGGAGTACAACGATAAATATCTAGAGTCCGTGGAGGAAGATGATCTGATAGAGGGCAACGCCGTAGAAGGAACAGCTCCTAGCGATTTGCCTGATGGTCTAGGGGACAAAGATTTGGTTATCTCCAATAATTATGCGGTTACTGTTCCTAGATGTGTTTGGCCTACATATAGCTCTTCTGGAGTTAGTAAATTTGGAGAAGATGACCTTCCAACTAGCGCTTGTCATCCTCCATATGGATATCCTCTTTATTATAAAAGAGCAACCAAGCTAGGCATACCTCAAGCTGGTTTAGCGAAATTGTCATACACTTGGAATTCCCAGATTCTTCCGAAGATAACTAAGTTAAAAGCTAATAAAGACGGAGAAAATTACCAGACATTACTTTCAGATGGCTGGACAGATTTCAAGAAAGATATTTTCCAAGATTCTAATGGAAATACTGATCCATTGCTTTCTTCCTTCCTTGGTTATGTTGAAAACGCCGTTTCTGGATATGCTACGGATGTTGCGATAAATATTATAGAAGACAGAGTTTCAGATATCAATAAAGCCGCAGCTTCTTTCCCCTCAATGTCTAGAAAAGCTACTGCTAATGCAAAAAAAGTTCATTCGCATTTAAAAAATATAGCTTCGGAATGTTTGGGTAAAAAGTTTCTTGTTAAGCTACCTCACAAAACATCTAAATATTTTAATTACAATATTGAAAATGACGGCGGTATGCATATGAGCGGGCCTTATGGATTTAACAGAGTTACGCCTTCTGGAAGAGATTATCAAAACAATCAACAAGACGCAGGAGCTGGTAAAAAAAACTCCGCTTGGATGCAAGACTTTTTAGAACCAGTTCGCGCTGCTGGTAATTCTGGGGTAGATGTTAATCACAAGTCTAATTATAATGGAGCTGCTAATTCTAATTATGATTCTATAGACGACACTATACGATTCAACTACCTCCCATCTGCTCAGGGTGGATTTTTTAATCACAATCTGATGGAAGAAATCATGCCTCTGACTTTAGTTAATTCTGGACTACCATCTGGAATGAAACAATTACTGATACCCAATGATCTAAAACATTTTGTTAACGACAACGGAAGAATTTCCTGCTATGTCAGATTTGATAATAGTCAGGATTTGTCTTTTGCAGGAATTAATCCTAGTCATTTTAGTCAACAGGTTATATCTGATTTGCCAGAAGGATCTGAGATTGTAGATGTCACACCAGATATTGCTGAGCAACTAGACAACCTAGAAGAAAGTAGCACAAATTTTACTCGTTTAGAATCTAGTCTTCCTGAACAATATAAAAACGAATCTGCCGCCAAAGATAATACAAAAAAATCTGTAGCATTTGTTAGGGCTAATATAGATGAAAAACTGTATTTGGTTCCACGGGCTGTTAATGCGCCGACCGTTGTATTTGCACAACAGGTTATAGAAGAAGATGCGTGGACAAAACCCAAGCCTGTGTTAAACTCTGCTGGAGAAGTAGAGCTGACTTTGCCTTTAAAGCATTCAATTTTTATACCTGCTTCCGGTGAGGGGGAAACCATTAGTATTTTCGATTGGAAGAGGAATTACAATTACATCACATCTTCTTGGCTGATAGACACGGACAAGTCCGCATTAGATTATACGTCTATCTACGCTTTAATTACCTTGCCGGGAAGAATACAGCCTACAAAAGATTCTAGATTTAGAGATGGTCCTTATCAACTTTTTAAACCAGACACATTTAAACATTTCTTAACTATGGACGTTGTTAAAGGAGTTCAAGGTTTTGATAAACCAGCGTATCAAAATGGTCCCCCTACTAACTTAATTAATTGCTTTAGTGAAAACAGACAAAAGGCAGCTAAAAGCCTTCACGAAAAAGCTTTGTCTCAACTTTCATACGCTTTTCCACAGCGTATAGACTTGATGAGTCCCTCTCCTGTTTTTCCAGATTTTATTAGTCTACCATTAATGTCTAAAGAAAGATGCTACGGACCTTGGGTGGCTACTCAATTGTATGAGACAAGTAGCGGAACTACTGTAAGCAGGAAATATAAAGATCTTGGCGGTTCCGTAGAAGTCATTAAGGATGAATTTTTGGCTCCTTGGAATTTTGCTGGATATCCCAACATGAATGAGATGGGCAAGCAAAAGGCTAAGTTCTCAAATAGTTTATTATTATTGTCTGAGCGCGGAGGATTCGTTGTTCCTTCGGCTCCCAGTGGAGTTACCTTAGCCAATGAGTTGAGAAGTACAGGACCATTAGTTACTAATATAGGAGTTGATATATCTACTAATGGAATAAAAACAACTTATCAGTTAGATTTGTACACCAATAGTTTTGGGAAATTACAAAAACAAAAAGAACAACAGCTATCAAGAGCTAGTAGAGATAGACAAAAATCTTTAGATGAAAAGAACGGTTTAATTAGAAGAAGTGCTGGAAAAAATCAAGTAGATTTAAATTATGAAATATTAAGACAAGAAATAGACACTAAGATGAAAGAGCTGTCACAACTTATTGGAGCTACAGATCACACTATGACATCTAGGACAGATCTTGTTGCCAGTGTAAAGTCTACCACGGTGGAGATGTTTAACGCTTCTACAAACCAAAAAGAGCAAGTTAAAAGAACTGGTGTTGACATTTCTACACAAGCTCCAGACACGGCTCAAAAAGTAGGATCTATGTTTCCAACTCAACAAGCAAACCAAAAAGCTTACTACAATGCTGCCGGGGGATCTATGTCAGAGATGTATACTCCAGTTTCTATGGAGCCATATCATCCTAATATGCCTTCAAAACCAGCAACAAAAGCTACAGACGCAGAGAGATTTCATGAAAGAACAGCAGAAAAAACTATAACTATTTACGAGGACTAAGCATGGCTTATAAAGGAAATTTAAATATACCAATTGAAGAAAATCATTTAATTGTTATAGATGATCCAGATTTAATAGAATTAGGCATACCCGCGTTTTCTAAAAAGGGTTTAGATCAACTAGTAAATGATCCGTCTACATATAAAGGTCTTGAACAGTTTCTTTTAAAAAAGAAGGGTAATGATGCTTGCGCTAGTGGAGAACTAGATCCACAAGAAATAAAAGATCTATTTTTAGGTAAATCTTTTCAGCCTATTTATGGAAAATTTAATTTAGGAGATAAAAAATACGAAGCTTCTCCAATTCCTGTTAGTGTTGCCGATGGAGATAGTACAATATCAGACTTGATTGATCAACACGAAAGTGTTATCAATAATATTGGTAATTTCGCCGCTGTTTCAGATAGCGATTTTGCCCAAGTCATTCAAGATATAAATAACAGTCCATCTGGATGTTTAAATTTTACAACAGACTATGGAATTGCTGGGAGGGTTTATTTCCAAAGCCCTAAAAACAAAGATTCACGAAGGCTGGTGGTTTCTGCTGGAGATCCAATTTTAGCCACTTCTCCGAGACGAGCCACAGGGGGTAAATACACATTTTCTAGCACAGAGAAAAAACAATTGAATGATAGTGCAGAAGATGGTTTTGGACAAATCGGCTGTTTTGATCCATACAATGATAAACTTCCTAAAGCTGACACGGATGTAGTTGGGAGGATGCGACTAAATTACAACAAAGCTCTTGGGTATTTTGAGTCTGGTTCTCAAACTATTTTGGCTAGACTAACAGACGATCTTGATCCTGTGGACGCTAGAGAATTAGATATGGATGCTGTAGATGTATTAAAACCCAAAGATTTATATGATAAAGAGTCACCAAGTTTTATATCTGCATTCACTTCTTCTTTTGCTATGCCTTTATCTGCACATAATGGTAATCCTCACACTCATGGTCCTAATATTGTTAATTCGACTACGTATGAAAAAGAATATATTAGAGTTGTTAATAGGGCTGGAAGAGGCTGGAAGAAGGGCGAATTGGTGTTATGCACACTGATTGACAATGAGTGGATTGTTCATGATTTTGGACCCGCACAATTAAGTCAAGGAAAAGTACAATTAGGCAAGTGGCAATTTGTTAAAATGCTTGCAGATACTGACGCTTATTTTGCAGACGATAGACGATTTTGGCTAAACGCAATCTTTTATGAAAATGGAGCAAACCCATACGATAGGGCTATTAAGGGTACAGAATATCCCATACGTATGAGAGCTAGATTTTATGAATCAATAAACAGTTACGATAGCGCCACTTTGAAATTAGATGGTCTAAACAACACATTTGCTATATGCTCAGAAAACGTAAGTGTTATCAATTCTCTTGATAAAATGTCAAAAACAGCACAGATGCCCGATAATGTTGCCGATTTGACAGATTTCCAGCCTAGTACTAGATATGTTCAAACTAGTGCATTTGACTTACTAGGCAAACACATGGGCGGTAATAATGATTTAGGAAATATCATCGGAAGGACAAATAATCAAGTTAGTCCAGACCCCTTGGCTCAAGATCAAAGAGCAGAGTTCGCCCAAGATGTTCCATTCTGGTTTGGGCCGATACTTCCAGACGGTTACGCATCAGCCACAACATTACGCTTATTGTCTAGCGGTATTAACGCAATTGCTATGGGTTCAGGAATTGTTACTGGCGGGCTATTAGATGTTACTAACAATAGTTGTGATAATAATATGTTATCAAGAATGTCTGCTGATGCGCCTCCTGACGACGACGATGATGACGGCGATGATGACGGCGATGATGACGATGGCAGTGATGATGATGACAACGATAATGCCACAGAAATTCCTCCCGTCTTTGGTGCAGACGATGACGATACTGTTTGTCTTGAGGAATTATTCATGTTTGCCAATCGATTCGATTACTCGTTAGCCCAACTACCAGCAGAGTACGCTCTTAATGCTTCACCAAGCGGCTTGTTTGGTTATCCTGTAGAACACATATCTCAACTTGTGTACCACGAAAGATCGTCAACAAACGCAGGATCTCCTATAGCCAAAGCCTATAATACTTTTTTGCGTTCTGATTCAAATAGATTTCATTATCTTGCAACACCAGACGGAGCTAGTGAATTTTTAGATCTACAGCCAATTAATAAAACCAATATACAATTCTCTCCATTGCAATATGTTTTTGCAGGACACGCTGATAAGAGTCTTTCAAAAGAGATTTTAGAAATGGGCGATACTCATGCGGGGCAAAGAATAATTCAAGATTATGGTAATACTTGGGATATGGCTAGAGAGTTATTAGCCAAGGTGAGGAGTCAAAGCAGTTTTTGGGGAAATATGCTTACAAGAGAAGAGGCTCTTACTAGTCATAGTTTTTCGGCTGATAGTACTGGCTTTATACCTAAAGGACATACTAATATAGTTTGGGATAAATATATTTTTAGAAAACCTAGAAATCACGTTATATCACCTTATGCCTTTTATCAAACTGATCCAAGAGGAGATCAATATGATGGAGCGAATTTAATGCATATAACATACGCCAAAAATACTGCTAGAATTGGCTCAGCGGGTGTTGTTCAATTAAATTGCACTTTTGATTATGGACTTCCTTACAGGTCTAGGAGTATGGGGGGCCAAGTAACACCTATTAGCGCCTTGCCAATTATGGGTATGCCTGTATTTGGTGGAGGTACAAATCCAATCAGATCTTATACTAATCCTCAGTGGGGTAACGAAGGTTCTACTTTACAAGAATATTCTGGAGGATTGACTTTATACGCATCGCTGTTTGACCACTGGCCTGAAGAAGACACAATATGTGATCCGCGATATGATTGTCCTTTGCATTTTCTTCCGGGCAAATTGCATGTAGATGACGTTGTTATGAAAACTCAAACGGAAGACGTTGGTAAAGTCTACGAAGGGGATTGGGTTCCAGCTCATCCATCAGGATTATATACTACAGCAAAGTTGGCTCAGGCAGACTATGAAAGAACTATAGATGTTCCAGAAACTACTGTTGATTTTAGAGTTCCCACGTATGGACACCCATTTGAACCTGATGTAGACAACACTATTGTCCCAGAGGGGCAACTTATTAATAGAGTTGGCGTTGCAACAGGGTCAGAATACACAGAGACCGTTGGGATACTTAGGCCCAAAGGAGAATGGAGAATTAATCCAATTTGTAGGGGCATGATGGTTACTAGTTCTCACGGCTTTAGGTACTGGCAAAGAGTCATTGGTCTAAATCCTGATGACTATACTGTAGTTACTAGGGGAGCAGGAATGTTGCCTTTGCAAAAAGTGGAAGACAGTACTAATAATTTTGTATTAGAGGTTAATAGTGACGACACAGGGGATGGAACTAGTTTTACATTTACTGATAAAGGAGAAGGATTCTCGCCTTCTAGCTTTGATAGGATGCATACTAGGGCTGACGAGAATGGCGATGAACAGATATATCATGGCGTTTTGGTAACAATACCGGGAGTTGGTGAAGACACTGAAATCGTATTTCACACTGGTCTTGTGTGGGACAAACCGCGAGAAACTATCTACCCAAAATTCCACGGAAAAGTTCTCTGTACAGAGCCAGATGCAGCAGAGGAAGAAGGGTACAAAACAGGGTCAAAAAGCACCAGTATAGGCATATTGGAGAGGAGTCCTGACGGGTTATATGACATTTTCTTACATTTTGCCCACGATGTAACGTTTGTGGATTGGTCTCGCGGAGCTGACACTATAGGGCTTTTGCAGCAAGTAAATTTAAATATAGGCGCTGCTTAATTTCGTGTATAATATTCTAGACAATTGTTCTATTTCAAGGAGAATCCAATGGCAGCAGAGATTAAATTTTACGGAAATATTTTGAATCTAGCAGATAATTCGGCTCCAGATGGCAGGCTGATTGCTCATGGAGCAGGATCTGGTCTAGGCTTTTATGGGCCGGGATTTCAGGTTTCTGTGCCAGTAGGAAGCTACCAAGACAAAACATATATTACAGACGAAAACGGAGCAGCTGAAGGTTCAGAGCTTTCAAACACAATGCCCGGAGTTGTTGGCGCGGTTTCTGAAGGCGTTGTAACACAAGGTGGTACAGTCAAAACTGGTGGTGGTGGATCTGCTGCAACTGCTATTGCTTTAGATCAACTGCCTAACTATCAATGTCCTCTTAATATTAGATTTACAAACGATGTGGCTGTAAAAACACAAAATTGTAAATTAAGAGTATTTAATAGAGCTAATAAAGATTACAAAGCAAAAGAAGTTACCACATACGTTTATGAAGCTCGTCACCCTTCAGTCACTCCTGCTGATGGTCAATTAGCCCATCGAGCGAACGCCCATAATGTTTGGACTACTTTTCAAGGGCGAGCTGCTAGCGATCCGCTTTTAGGCAATGTGCCTACAGATATGAATTTGACCCCTTCTCCCGGTCAGTATGGCAAGAACGGAAATTCCAGCGACACTGTTGCAGCTAAAGGCTGGAGTTCTCAGGAGGGTGCGCCTCACTTAGCGACAAGGCACGATTGGTATTTAGCCATTGCTTCTTCGCCTGATACAATTGGTAGCAAAAAAGACTATGGACTATATTATACTCTAGAATATTTAGAGTAAATAAAAAGGGGGCATTTCTGCCCCCCTCATATTTTTTATTCTGCCTGTTTAGTCTTTGGATTCCATTTAGTCCAACCGCCGTCTGGTAGCCAATTGTCACCATCCTTGCGCTTGGGGAATAGACCTCCACCCTTTTTCATTGATCCAAACGCTAGCTTGGCTCCACAGTCTAAACATCGTAGCTCGAAATATTCATTCTCATCTACAGTTCTAACAACGAATCTGAGATTTTCAGATCCACATTTGCCACACTTTGTTTCCTCAAACACCTCTTGAAATCTTGAGATTTGAGTAAATAATTCTCTATGCGTATCCGCATCAAATTCTGCTGTAATTCTATTGTTTGCTGTCGTATATGAAAGCTTCATTTAGTTTCTCCATTCTTCGTTATATCCTACGAACTCTGTAGGAATTGTACTTTTGTCCCGCTGATAATCATTTAATACATCAATAATATCACTAGCTACTTTCTTAGAAATCTTGCGATTATTATCTACTTTGAACTTATTCTTGAATAACTTACCTCCATTTACATTTAGTTGCTTACACTTAATATCAATAAAATTGTATTGAGCATCGCTCATCCGTGCGGAGTCATTATAGTCTCCACCACTACTATTATTCTGCTTTGAAAGATCACGAACAATCTTTGCTGTGTCTTTCTTTGTCAGTTCTTCTGCCGCAACGCCCTTGATCTTTAGAACCTTTCGTAAAGCTCTGGCCTCTGCGCGAGTGCTAGCAATCGCTACGGCAAAAGCGCAGAACATGTCGTCAGTATTTCCCTCCCAAGAGTCTGCCACCTCTGAGCATCGCAGGCCACTAGCAAATTCTATAGTGAATATGACTGTTGCTCTGCCGTGGTGATCATCACGATCTGTTGGTTTAACCCAAGTTGGTCCACTAAAAGACATTGGGCCTAATACTATTTCAGAGACTCTTCTAAGCCCAGTTACAAGTGGATGACCGTTCATCAACTCATCTTCTTGAAACAGCGTCATAGCGTAATCATGCCACTCTGGAGATAGCATAGATGGAGCATCTGACGGCGTTATATCTTTTACTGACGTATCAGTGTTTGACGGTGTACTCAATTCTTCTACTCCTTCAAATAGGTTTTCTTCTAGTTGCATTTCTTTACCTTTCATAATTCAATTTCAATGTATCTGTCTTTCTTCTTCATTTTACCATAATCGGCTACATTATTCAAGATCTTTACAAGTAATTTTTCTAACTCATTTTTCAAGAACTCTCTTCTAGCTAAAGACAGGTGATCAGACAAATGCTTGATTCTAATCATAGTAAATCCTTTGGCAAGTATTATACCAGATTTTTTAGTATCACTAGCTATTTGCTGCTTTAGCTTTGTTTCTCCCCAGATAGGCGCAAAATGAGAAAGACCATCTACTTCTATTATAGTCTTTAGTTCTGGTAAAAACAAGTCTACTTCTAACTCTGTGCTAGGCAATTTATAATGATATTGTACATCATAATCTGAGATTAAAAATTCTCTGATAAATTTCTCAAGTTTTGACCCCTCTACGCTAGCTATTCTAATTTGTTTAATAGCAAGCTCTTTCATCTTTTCTTTGTCTTCTAGGCTTTTATTTTTCCAATTTTCCTTGCCTCTTGTTACATATTCCTGATACTCTTCTTCGCTTATGTTCTTCCATCTCTCCGTTAGTCCGTTACTTATTTTTAGTTTTTCTTGCATTGTTCTTTTCTTGCCCAGTGTTGGTATCTTGGCCTTACCCTGTTTCAATGCATTTTTTTGAGCATCACTCTTGTTTTTCATCTCTACGTTATTACGTATTAAAACACGCCTTATCTTATTAGGATAAGTTTTAAAAATTTGCGCTATTTCATACGTGCTTTTGCACTCATTCACGTATAGATCAACTATTTGTTCTTCATTCATGATATTATATCTATAATCTCTTTATAATTATTAGATACTCCCAGAGGTTTTTTACCACTAATACGATATACTTCATTAGCAGTTTGATCATCGTCACATATGATTCCATTTATTTTATCGCAGTTCTTCAAAAACAATAGTATATTATCTTTAAATTTGATATCACAATACTCATATATCTTAAATTTATTTACTATTTCTATTGCTGAAGATGTATTGTCCATCCCTCTCGTGACTAAATTTCCTTCAAAAGCCCATAAATCTACAGAATTATAAGCTCCACATAAAAAAGGTTTTGGATACGGTCCAACATCATTATAAAAGATACTTGCATCTTCTAAGTTTTTAGAACTGGAATATCTAGCCACTTCTGTAAATATACAATCTAAGTCTCTACCCTGAGATAGTGAAGAAATATAAAATCCTACATTCATTTTAGTTCACTTTGTTAAAGGTTTGTTGATTTATCGAAAGTTGAGAGAGCAGCGTTTTAATCCTATTTGCAGGAAGATGCTTCTCGTTGATTTTAGCTCTTACAGCATTGAAATCTATATTGTCTTTATTATCGTAGCTAAGAACTTGACCAAATACAGTTTTTGATAATTTGTCTATAGATTCATTAGATTTTTTATAGAATACTTTATTGCCAAAATACAAGGCATCAAAGAAAGACTGATTAAAACTATCTATTTTGTTTAGAAAAACTATTTGTTCATAGTTATTATACAATGACATTAAATCTTTTTCATGCAAACTTATTTCTGCTGATTTTGCATCGTAATTGGATATAAAATGATGCGGCTCTGAATCTTCTATTCTTTTTGTTTCTGCATCTACAAAATATGCTGTAGGTATTTTAAAGTTGACATCGAATGATTTTTTAAGAAAACTATCTGCACAATGATTCAGCTTAATATACTTGATACTTTTCCTTTTTATCAAAGATTTTGGAATGTTAGAGTTGACTATATACACATGACCCTTGTTGTACATTTCTCCCGATTCATTCAAAGCTTTAAACATTTCTGCTACAGATTCTACATCCCACATCTCTGAATCTAAAACAAAATGAAAATTTTCATCTCGTAGTTGACTAAGATAATACATAATATCATAACACAATTTACCATTAGTCCTGCTAAGAACAGAACTTGCGTGTGTATAAAATATATTTGGTCGCACAGTATCTAGTATGTCAAATAAACTTTGATTTTTATCCTGCCACTGAAAACATTCTATACCATCTACTTCTTGAAGACCTCTGTGGAGATACCATAATCTAGTATCCCCAGATGTACTTTGAGTGTCAACTAATACTCTCATTTGTTGTTCCTTATTTCATGATATATTTTAATGTTATTAATTTTTTTTACTGCGTATTTGTTATTGATGCCTTTTATGTCAAATTTTAATTTTATTAGTTCGTTCAACGCTTCAAATATAAACTTCTTTTTGTAACTTTCTCCTGATACTATATTCCAAAGGCTCTGTATTATTTCTTCATTGTGCAAAAAAATTATTTCAGACCAACATTTAGAAGCTCCAAAAGAAAAGTATTCCACGCATATGTCTTCATTTACATTTGCTCCTATGTCTAACTGCTCGTTTTGATCTTCTATGAAAATGCACGAATGTTGCATATTATCATTTCTTAAAGTTTTATAGTCAAATAATAAATTTCCATTCATTAAGAATAATTTTTTGTTATTGATGTTGTTCAAACAAAGTCTTAAAGCTTCACACGAATTTGTTTCTGAGAATAATTGATTTTCTACAATTCTAATATCTAAATTTTTATATTTTGATTTAATATATCTTGTTATTTTATCTGCTTCAAATCCCACACACAAAACTATTTCTGCCTGTGAAAATACTTTGTTTATAGACGATATCTGTACATCTATTAATCTGTACCTTGCTGTTATGGGAAGTAATGCTGCTGGACCATAAGATTTCATTCTATAGCCCGGAGTGTCAGATATCAAGGCTATAGAAACTGGATCTTCTATTATTTTAGTTTTGGTTTTTGATTTTTGCTTGTTTCTTGCTGTAGTTACACAACGAGTCTTCATAGATTTATTCCTAAAGTTCCACAATAGTGTTTTTTTCTTTGAAATAACTCAGTACATCTTCAACATTATGTTCATGACTGATACATCCGTTCCTATTACCTATGGTGGTATAAGCAAGGTTAGAAACATACCATGTGTTCTTGTATTTAAAACATCCTGATTGTATACAGTCTGTATTGTAAGCATCGTTGATTTTTTGCATGTCTAATTCTTGATCAGAGTTTTCTATCTCTGCTATAAAAGAGTATTTGCCCTTTACTGCTTTCTTGAATTTTTCTATACTCTTTATATCACTAACAGTTACAAGTGGGTTTTTATCCTTCATTGTTGGTGATTCATAAACTTTTTTTGCGTAATTTAAATTTTTTGGAGATGCAAAAATATGAGTTGTAACTTTCTCTGGAAAATCATATTCCCAATTAATTTTCTCTACGTCTTCCTTCGTCATTTTATCTAAGTCTACAATAACGTAAAAAGATAAAGCAACTTCTTGTTGGATATTAGATGGATCGTATTCAACCCCGTCTGCGTTTTTTTTATGCCTGATATAATTACATAAACCATTAATTACAAAAAAAGATTTATCATCGTCATATGCGTCAAAATGGTCAAGTTTTTCTAACCTGTCAAACTTGCAACCAATTTGCACATCTTCTTGGTAAACTGCAAATATACATTCCTTGCAGCTTGTTTTAATAGGGTTATTATTGTCTGACTGCTGAGATTTCATACTGGATACCTTTAACCTGTACTGATGTAATGATCATTCCTTTATTAGACAATTTTTTTCTTACAGAAGAGAGAGATCTTGTGTTCTTAAATTTAGTGACAAAATCTGAAAATTCTTCATCATTTACTTGTTTGGATAAATAGTGTTGACACAAAGCATCTAAATCTACACCTATTAGGTTGATCTGTCCTCCTTTTCGGATGAGGTTGCTAACGTCTTCTACAACGTCTACATCTGGATTGCAACTTTCAATAGCGTGGTCACAAACAAGGTGCGAGCATGAATTATTGGGGAGTTCTGCTAGCCTGTATGTTCCCTGTATAATAGGGATGGCAGTGTATCCTTCGATTCCTTTTTCTAAATTTGAAGTCATTATCGCCTTAATCATCTGTTCACCTCATAAGTAGTTTCTATAATTCCACGCCAGTAAGCCACAAAGTCTTCATCGAAACTCTTTAGATCGTCAGCTAAGACTATATACTGATTACCTTGATCTGATATTTCATTGTTTGTGTTTAGTTGTATAATTGGGGTGTCTACTGCTTTATGTACATCCTGAACAATATCTTGAGGAAAGGCTGTACTTCCGACAATCATCAAGTCATAATCGACTTCTGGAGACACATAGTGTAGAGGTAGAATGTATAAATTTTCTGGCCTGTTTTCGTACACTCCCGATTCTTCAAGTTTAAACTTGTAAAAATTGTGTTCAGTTTTACAAAGAGCTAGATCTAATTCTTTATCTACAGAAAGTAAAAGCACGTTAAGAGTTTGCTTTCTCTCAGAATTAGCTTGTTTTATATATTTACAAACCACATTATTCATTGATATACCTCGCCATCAAGTTTCCAATTTCTTTAAAATCGTTTATTTTTGCTCTTTCGTATCCTTTTTTCTTGTCTACTTTTCCTCTTGCGTTGTAATATTGTCTCATAGCTTTTTTAATTTCAGATTCGCTTGGGTGAAACCATTCTTCTCTACCAGTAGATAGCTCTGCAAACGCTGGATCTGAATGATTACACACATCATACACCCCATTTATTAATGTCCCAGTGTTGTTATCTTCAGGATCTATAAAATCTCTTGGACCGCCCTCATTGCTACATATTGGAGTATTTCCATAAATCATTGCTTCAAAAGATGGTATCGAGAATCCCTCTCCGTGAGAAGGTAATACAAAGCAATCTAGAGAAATGTGCAGTTTTTGTATGTCTTCAGATGGTATGAAATCTGATATAATAATTTCTTTTCTATAATCACTTAAACTAGGATACATCCTCATAGCTTTTTTGATTTCATTGCACTTGTGTTCTACTATGTGTCCACAGGATTGAGGATTGATACCTGTTTTATGAACTTTTAAAACCAGTTCTACGTCCTCACCATTTTTAAACTCGCTGTGAAAACATCTTACAACAGCGTCGAGATTTTTTCTATCGTTTAAATCTCCTATATAATAGAATTTAAAACTGCTAGGAGAACCCATACTCAATGATAACTGTGAATCTACATCGTATGAAGAAATATCAAATGGGTGCGGTACTACTTTTACTGCCGGATCAGGTGCATTAAAACCATCGTTTAGCAGGCTGTCTTGATTACATCTAGATGGAACCCAAACTTCATCGACAAGTTTCAGGTTGTTATACCAGCTCAAATGTTTAATTGTATTTGACTCAGTTGCAAAGTATGCTATATTCTTTTTAAATTTATCTGTGCCAACTATAAAGTGTGGCAAAACATGCTGTATGCAAACGTCTACATTATTAGATTTATGCATAGACATATCTACAATTTTTTGCGGAACTTCATGATTAGTATCTGTTAATTTAACATTCCTACAGACAACATCAATACCTACACTGTTGAGTGCTAATACGTTATTTATTGCAGCTGTAGACCATCCAGAACCTTCTATAAAATGAGCTATATAGAGTACTTTCATTTTAGATTTTTCTCCACTCTTATGTTTTCCCAGTGATTGTGCCTATTGCATAACTGTACGAAATGATTATAAGCAGAATTAAAATCAAAATTGTTTCTTATATTTGCTCCATCGTATGCAGCAGAACTTTCATTAAAGTACATTCCAGCAACAGAAGATGTTGTTGTTCTGTATAATAAATCTCTTGTTAATCTTGCTTCCATGTGAGTGTTCAGTTGTGATGGATCGCATAAAACTTCAGATATCAAAAATTTAGCTAATTGGCTATGACTAACATTTTTAATTTTTTCTAAATCTGGCTTTGGTTGTGGCTTTCTAAATCTTGGAGGGGATCTCCACGTTGACTCCAAAGGTCTTACCTCTACGCTATCGAAATAGTCTTCCCATTTTTTTCCCGACTTATCCCACTGAAAATGTTCTAAAAACTTTTGCCTAGTGTTAAATCCCATCTGCATTCTAATTGCCTGTGGTTTATCAAAGAATTCTTTGAGTTTTTCAGCTGTTAAATCATTATCTGGAACTGCTCTCATGCAACCCGTTTCCAATTCTTTATATAGAGCTTTTGGTTTTAAAGGTATCCCTTCTAATTTTCGTATAACAGTTTCCATAGCAGAATAATCAGTTCCCATCACAGGAACTCCGCAAGCAGCGGCTTCTACTTGTGGAAGACCAAAACCTTCTGAGTTTGCATATTGAATATATATGTCGAATAGATTTATGATTCTTGATAGTTCTTCATACTTTGCGCCCTTTTTTACGTTACTCAGCGTGGCAGAAAACTTACCACTAAATGGAGACTCTGCTATAGCGCCTTTAAACAATGACGGGAAAGGTCTACCTGTATCATTGCACATATAGGTAAACAATATGTTGGATGAAAGTTTGTTTTGATGTATTAATTCTGGTATGTCCCAGCCCATATCTGGATAACTAGTGTGGCAGTACAGAAAATAATTTCTAGGATCTTCTACAGAATCTAATAATTTTCTAAACGATTGAAATAAGTCTGGATAAAGTTTTCTTCTTTGATTTCTCATTACTGTGCCAATAATTTTAGCATCAACTGGTATACCACAAGCTTTTCTTAATTCGTCCCTGCTATCTATTGGCTGATACGCTGAGTGTGCAGACGGAGGCGAACTTCCCAGATAATTTATTTTATCCCCAGCCTGATTTTTCAAGACTTGCCCAGCCCAATCAGAATATGTTAAACACGCATCAGCAGAACTATATGTAGCTATCCACTGTCTAGCTTGAGGCATTGCGTCTACGGTTGGCATGATACACCATTTAAAGAAATCTCTGAAAGGAGATCTTTGTTGATACTCTAGCATCCAAAAATCTCTAATGTCACAGACAATATCTGGCTCAAAATCTAGACAAGTTTCTTCAAATCTAAATTCTCCAAACTGATTTTGTGGAGTCTGATTATATTGGTCTTGAATATTTTTTGGATCTGATTCGTGGGGCATGACTCCATAAAATTTCCAAGGAATGTCTTTAGCTCTGGGATCATTAGGCACTCCATAGCTCCCAAGTTCAGCTATTTCATATTTGCCAGTAGAATGCAAGTAATTCAATATCTCTCGCGTGTAGGTGGCATACCCAGTGTTAAGAAACGTAGACTCACTGCAAAATAAAATTCTTTTCTTTCGCATCTTTAATCCTCAAATTCTGGATGACATAGATCAAACTCATTTATTCTAAATATCATCTGTGTATTTTCTTTTGACACATTCTTAGCTGTAGCTTGAAAAGTAATTTTAGTTCCCTCTACTGCGAACCTCTCTATAATTTCTGCTCCAGTGTGCCAAGCTTCGCACTTTAAATATACTGGTGTCCTGCTTTTATCCTTGCTATTTCTTACTTTTCTATAGTTGTAAATTACCACCACCAAATCTGCTTTCAGGACTTTATCAACCATGTATACATCTGGATTATTGACTAAATATCCAGTGAAGCAACAATTATTCATATTCTCTCCTATCTTAGTATATTAGCTTGTACAAAACAAAAAAACAATTTATATCTCATAAATTTTATCTATAATAAACGCATTATCTTTACCAGATATTACTCCGCAGAATATAAGGTTATTACCTTCGTATAATATATACTTATATTTCTGTCTGACACTAGGAAACGCTATGACGCTATCTAGTACGCAAGTTTCATCTTCTATTGTAAGAAATGCCATAATTTTACCTTTAGAATCGCCCTTGGCTATAGTATAATCCGAGAGTCTTTGAAGGTTAGCAGCTACGCAAAGACTTTTCCCCTTCTTTCCATTCACTATTTCCTTACATGTTGTGTTGGCGGCAGATTTATCGGATGTGTCAATTTTGTTCAGACTTATAGGACATCCAAGGCATCTTGCCTCTTGATCTACTATCCAGTTAGGATCATCCTCAAGGTCGTATGGAGGGTCAACCAAAAGCTGTATTTCGTTTTCTACAGCTTGCTGTCTAGCAACTTTGCTAGTGCCTCCACCATTCTTCTTTGTAGGAGCTAGATCTTTAAGACATTCTGTAAAACTATTCCATCCTTTTAATTTATAGTTTGTTTGTATCCATTTTTGCTCTGCTTTAGTTAAAGTTCTAAATATGTCATATTCATATATAGCTCTATTTCTTGAAATACGTCCAACAAAATCCCTGAAAAAGCCAACAGATGCTAAAGCTTTAAAAGCTGTAGAGCTAATTTTTGGAGCAAAGAATAATAATATTTCTAGCCAAGTAAATTTAACCATTGGTTTAGAAAGTTCTGACTCTGCCTCTTTTATTCCTTCCAATACCTTGTCACCTGTTTTTCCCGTGAGAGACTTAATATCCTTAATCCCAAAGTATATTTTCCCATCCTTTGTGTTAAATTTTATATCAAAATTAGCCAAACTAGGAGTCCTTGCCTCAATATCAAATAGTTTAGCCTCAGAAATTAATTCGTATATTTCTTGGTGTGGGTCTTGTTTTTCATTAGCATAGTACAAGTAAGATAAAAAGAATTCTTCAGGATTATGCGCCTTTTGATAAGCGCTCCAGTAAGAACACACGGCGTATGAAATACTGTGAGATTTGTTAAATGCATATCGGGAAGATGCTTGAATCCAGCCAAAGATTTCCTCTGCTTCTTCTTTGTTTACTGTGCCAATTTTCTTTGCGCCAGTAATGAATTTTTTCTTAACCTTTGCCATAAGGTCTGCTTTTTTCTTGCCAATTGCTTTACGTAGCTCGTCCGCTTCTTCAAGATTAAATCCAGCAATCTTTTGAGCAATACGCATAGATTGCTCTTGATAGACCAACACTCCATATGTAGGTAGTAGAATTTCTTCTAGCGCTTCGTGTAAGTACGTAACCTCTTCACGACCGTGTTTGCGATCAATAAAGTGTTGCGTCATAGATTTACCATCTACGAACGCTTTCAAACATCCGGGGCGAATAATAGCAATTAGTGCAGAAAGTTCTTCAATATTATTTGGCGCTAGTTTTTTAGACCAAGATTTTCCAAGATTGCTTTCTAACTGAAAGACACCCTTGGTTTTTCCTTCTGAAAACAATCTCCAAGTTGCCTTATCTCCATACTCATTTGACATACAGGTTCCCATCGGCAAATGCTTTGTCAAGTTCAATGTTTTGATAGACTGCTCTATGAGTCTTCAATAATTTTATAAATATATTAGCAGTATCTTTAACGTCTTGTAGTGCATCGTGGGCATTCTCTGTGCTTAATCCCATTCTTTCCCTGAGAGTGTCCATGCTGATTGATCTAATGCTAGGATCTCCCTCAGTCCACATATGCATATTATCCATAACGTCACATTTATGAATCTTGCTAAAGATTTTTTGTTGCTGTCTCGCATCGTCAAATGGTCCGTATTCTTTGCACAGCCTATTAATAATAACCATGTCAAAACCTATGATGTTAAATCCCACTGGAATTGGGTTAAAGAAAGGATCTTTTTTCCAGTTGTATTGGTCTACGAATGAGCAAAACTTTTTCCATACTGATTTTAAAGCTGGAGCCTTGGATAAAGCTTCTCTCGTTTTATTTGTAACCTTTAGAGCGCCATCCTCGATTGGGTCAAGACCAGCAGCAATAGCTTTGTCATCGTCGAGAATGGGTTTAATCTCGCTGTTAAAAGAACCTTTCATAGCTAGATTGCGACCATCTAGTGCAATTGCAGCAATTTGTGTAGGTTGTGTCGTAAGTGGATTTCGACTTCCTGTTTCAAAGTCAAATACAATAAAGTCTCTATTTGCCATTAGTTAATTCCTTAATTTTCATTAGTTTGTCTAGAAGATTAATTCCTAGAACGTCAAATTTTACATGACCTAGTGCCTCTAGATCAGACATTTCTAATCCTGCTATTTTTTCTGTAGAACCTTTCTGTACTACCATTGGGCATACGTTTTTCAGTTTGTCTTTGGAAATGACAACTCCGGCAGCGTGTTTTCCCTGAGTTTTAAATGTGCCTTCAATTTCAATTGCTTGTTGAAAATACTCTGCATAATCACCATCGAGTTTACCATCATCAGTAATGTGGCAGAAGTCTCGCAGCTCATCTGCACGGTTTAGCAAAGACCATCTTATGATTGACCTGTCTTCACCGTCCATCTCTGCAAGTTGATCTGATATGTCTGCTTCATTTGGAACACTCTTAGTTATAGCATTCATTTCACTAAAAGAACAAGCCTCATTAATCCGAAGAACTTCTTTTATTGCGCTTCGCCCTTGTAGTCTTCCAAAAGTAATCATCTGGCTGACATGTTCGTTTCCATATGTTTTTTTTAGATAGTCTATAACATCGTCGCGCTTTTTGCCCGGAACGTCCATGTCAATATCTGGTAGTGACACATGACCTCCAGTATTTCTACCAGCGTTATAAAATCTTTCAAACAAAAGATCATGTTCTACTGGGTCAATCTTTGTTATACCAACTAAGTAGGAAATTAAGCAACCTGCGGCAGACCCTCTTCCCGGCCCAGCCAGCCAACCCATATCTTGTTCTACGTGGCGTATGATGTCTTGTACAATCAAGAAGTATCCAAACAAATCAGCGTCTTTGATGACCTGAAGTTCTTTTCTAAATCTGTCTCCATAAACTTGTTGTTTATCTTTGTCTTTTCCCACCTTTTGTTTTAAAAGTTTAGTATAGCCCTCTCTTGCCATGTTTGTTAAATAATCTTCTTGCGATAGATTGTTGGGACATACAAATTTTGGAAGCATGGGTGGATTAAGTATCTCGTATTCCTCACAAGAGTCGTATATGTATTCTAATTCTTTAGTTGTTTTCCCTTTGGTAATACACTTATCATCTTTAGAAAAATACTCTAGAATTTCTGTAGGCAAATCATTTTTTCTGATTTTAGTTTGTATTTTAGGCAAAGTGGTTTTAAGAGCAGAACATAATAACACCCTATGCAATACAGCTTGCTCTTTTTTGACATAATACGAAGGCTTAATATTGTCCTTTGATTGCTGTAGTGCTATTAAGTTGTTCCTGCTAATTATGTCTTTAGCTATATCTTTCGGTATATTGCCATTTTCACCTGTCATAGAAACCATTTGAATTAGGTCATGCCATCCATCTTTATTCTTAGCATACACAGTAGTGCTATCAAACGAGCAACCAATAATCGGCTTGATGCCAACATCTTTACAGGCTTGATGAAAAGATACTGCGCCAGATATAGATTTGTAATCTGTAATTCCACAGGCAGGATAATCGTTATCAGCGCACATCTTTGCAAGCTCGTTTGGCTTTGAGAATCCTCTAAGCAAACTGTAATGTGTAAAATTCTTCAATGGAAACCAATTCAAAATCAAATCCTCTTTCTAAAAACTGCTAAGCCTTGTCCTTCTACAACCTTATCTATTACTTGATAGTGTTCTTCGACAACTCTGTAAGCACTTCTACATTCAGGCCAGTAATCGTGCATAAACATATAGCCATCGTCCGTGATATAATCTTTTATAAACTTAGCACACTCAGGTCTAGCTCTTCCGTCAATTAAAACAGCATTAAATTTGGTCTTAAAAAATTGTGGATATTCAATGTAAGTTTTAAAATCTTTTGCTCTAGATGATGTATCTAATTCTTGCCAAGTGGTAGCTTTTATTCTATTTATATCAGGAGTCGCGTAATCCCTAGATACATGAGTTATATTTACATTCTGACCACAATTATTCTTAACCTTATTAAACCATTTCTCATCATGCTCTAATGAGTAATATTCGTTAACGTAGTTTGGAAAAAGTAACGTACTTCCTCCACTTCCGTATTCTAACATAGAATAATAGGATTTCAAATATTTTAATATAGTCTGTATTTCTGTACTACTCATCCACGGTTGCATAGCTGTCTCCATCATACCTGAACTTACTGTCATGCGCACCGTCAGCTGGTATTCTTACCCACTTGTTTTTATGTAAGACCTCAAATGTGTATGCCAGTTGATCTTTGTCCGCTAAAGAGTTTGTTTCAAAATTTACAGTATTTATTTTTATCTTTTTATTTCTAACTAATTCTACCACCTGCAAAACTATATCACAGTCATACCCCTCTGTATCAATCTTTAAACTTACAATCTCGTTAATTCCAAATTTATCTACCAAGTCTTTCATGGTGATACATTCAACGTCTTCTGATTTTACTAACTCTTCATAGTTTAGATTTAGTCTGTCGCATTCCCTTTTAATTGTTGGGTGTATTCCATACATTTGATTGCATCCTCGTAACCAATCTGGAAGTCTTTTGCTCGATATGGTCTCAAGCGGGAGGTAGTATATTTTTTCTGTTCCAGATCTTTTACATACCGCTGCATGAACTTTATGCGTGTTGGGATATTCTGGTATAGAATCAATGTATCTTTTAACTGGTTCTACATATACGCCCCTTTGATTGTTTGTAGGAACTGTGTACCTGAAGTCTGAAGTTCCTATGTCAATAAAGTCAACCTTCATAATTATATTCCTTCGTAATTTTTGTCAAAATAGAGATATTCTTCAATCTCTGGATATAGTTCAATGTATTCCTTTGTTTTGCCAAGTGGAACATTAACAGGTTGTGGCTCTACATAGATAGGTATCTTTTTTTGATGCTTTAAAACTTCTGGCACAAAATGTTTTCCTAGAAACCATTCGTCAGCACCAAACACTGTCTTATCGTCTTTATATTCTTTCATCAATTCTTCCATCTTGAATGGTAGTTGTTTTGCACCTACGCACCCAGCCATGTAATATCTAGCTGTTTTACTTGTTTTTCGCGCATGAGCAACCCAAATAAAGTGAGCAATTGACGGTGTGCTAGCGAAGTGCTGCATAGATAAAATATCGTTTCCTTGCATTTTCCAATCTAAGTCCCTACATATCGCTATGTCACAATCATCGAAAGCTAGAAATCTCCAGAAGCAACCTTCTCTTCCATTGCTAGGTGGCATTTCTATCAGTTCAACATTACTCATAGTAGATAAAGTAATTAATATTTGTTTGTTTACAGTGTTGTCATGATATACTCTAAATTTCCAATTAGGTAAATATTGCTGACAAAATCTGGCAGACACAGGAGCATTCATAGCATACAACCTGTAGGATCTAGGAGAAGATCCAAATAGACATGTAGACACAGCTGCTTTTATCACAATTATTTATCTTCTTTCAAGGGAGGCAATGGCCTTTTCTCAGGCTCTTTTGTCGTAGGGCTGTCTGTCAAGGGTATTTTTGTTGGCTCTTTCGTCATTTTCAAAACCTTTCTTCATCGCAATATAGAGAGATTTACAAGCTAATTTACTAGCGTCGTTGTCTGATGGATAATGAACGCCTTGTAGTATTCTAGCAAGACCACAGTATTCTGACAACCTAAAAAAGTCTTTAGTATAATGTGGGTACAAGTCAGATAGAGTATGAGCAGCCAATTCCGAATACATTACATGACCGCTAGGGTATGATGGTGTGTGGTGAGTATCTGTTGCCAGAACTTTTATTTCTATGTCATGGTGTGGAGCAATTTGAGCTGGCCTAGCTCTATTAAAATAATATTTTAAAACATAAGTGTAATGTTCAAGAATATTATAATTTCTGTGGAAAACATCTGTTGGAAATTTCAAGTCTCTCTCAAGCAAAAACTGGTAATATAGCTCTAGCGGATCTTGGTCTACCACATGGATGAGATTAAGTTCTGCATTGCTTCTATTTTGAGTAAGTTTACTTACTTGCTTAAGCTCACTGATTGTTTTTGAACTGCTATTTTTAGAGGGGTTGTTTAAAAGTTTTTTCCAATCCACTCCTTTTATAGTATTCAAATCAGACTCATATTCAATAGGATTTTTAAAATACCCTATATCATCTAAGTCAATATTATTGCTAATGATAGCGTCTACTTTATTTATCAGTGACATTGTTTTTATGCTCTATAAAGTCTTTGTCTAATCTATGAACTAATCTTTCTCCAGCCCTACGTCTAAAACATGGCAAAACACCATGTATACACAAATATACACCAGCTTTGATGCAACACAATCCATGACCTACGGCAAACTTTAAATGCTGCCAATAGGTCATGTTATTGTGATTTAAATGATCTTTCCACTTTTTTACCAAGCCTTGCATGACCAGTATCTGGCTTTCCATCTAGGACCGGGATTTGCGCAGTTGTGTCTAGCTCTGAAGCTTTTGCGTCTATCGGGATCGTTTTTCTTAATCTTCATATTAGGATCGCCAAAGTTGACCTTAACTACGTTACCCTTATCGTTCTTTACATAAACACTTCTTTTCTTTGGTCCGTCTGGAGTTAGAAATGGCTTTCCAAGCTTTACTTTCCTGCCTTGATATTCAGCAGCTTTTCCTTTATACACAAGGGTGGTATTGTCTTTTCTGTAGACTCCCTTTCTCCTGTATATAAACTCTTCTCCAGTTTTTGGATTCTCATATTTGTATGAACTTTTACCCTTGCTCGGAGTTGATTGAGCTTTTTTCCAAGCCTCTGGATCTGGCCTGTCTTTATCGCCTTTTTTAGCTGGTTTATAATCCTTGCCTTCTCGCTCTTTTTTCTTGCGAATATTTTCCCACAACCCCGGCTTTGCCTCCGAAATATCCCATTCTTCTACCTCTTCGCCAAAGTCTTCATATTCTGCTTCGGCAGGTACATAAAAATTGTCCTCTGTAATTTCTTCAGTAAATCCATATGCTTGTTTATTATATTCGTCGTCTAAAGAGTCCATGAAAGACATATCATTCTCCTTTTTTAAATGTGATTTTCTTAGCTTTTGCTAGCAATGCATCTAAACTATATACTGGCACTCGCTCCTTAAAATGATTATATATATCTTGTATCATTTGGTGGTCTGGATCTTGCGTTATTTCCATCCATCCAATGAAATAGTTCCAAATTCTGTCCTCTAATATTAGCCTATATTTAACACCGTTTGGTCTTCCAAATCTATGATTCCATCCTACGGTTGGTACGCAAATATTCTTGCCACCATTTCTCCTAAACTTTTCTGAAATGTACCCTTCTTCCCCTCCAAAACCAATAAAGTGACTACTTATTCCGGGCCAATGTTTTTTTTCAAAAGAACATAAGCCCATCCCATTCATAGGTATTTCAAAAGGTTTTCCTAGTTTGTAACTTTCTAAATTGGTGGCCCATATACCGTACATATCTCCGCGCCACTGTGGATCAAAATGTGTTGATACATTTTTTAGATCATCATACAGCAACGGTCCTTGAACTAAGTCCTTACAGTCTGGTTTTTGCCAATAATAGTTAAGTAAATTATCTATAGCGTTGTGCTTTAATAATACATGACAGTCTAAAATTAATATATATTTTCCACTAGCATGTTTAACTACATCATATTTATTGAACGAACTCGGGATTTTATTGTCTTGAGGTATATATTTGCCTAGACTCCCCAAACTTTCGTCCATGAATTTTTTTACAGCCTTACCGTGTTCTCCACTGGGATTAGTGTCTATAACAATAAATTCTACAGCATCAGTATTACATATACGATGATACATTCTTAATGACTGTATGGTAAAAAACACACCGTCATAGTCATCGTAAGTAGCCATTCCTATGCTTAATTTTTTTTCCATTAGCCGGGAGCCTCATAAAATCCAATGTCAAAACCTTTTCTAGTACAGTTTTTTAAGGTGTCTTCCATGCCGTGATCTTTGAGGTGCTGCTGTATATACATACACATACTTTGGTCTGTACCCTCCCAATCATTTTTACAATAATGGCACAATTTCGTGCATTTCCAGTTGCTTCTGTCGTGAGAAATGGGTGTTGGCGTGTTATTTTGCTGTATTTCCTGAAAGCGGTTTTTAAGCATATTCAAGAACTTATCGTGATCTTCTCTATCAAAACACATTGAAAAAGGACCGCCATCCTTAATATAGAATATAGTCATAATAGCCTGTTTATAGTCAGGGAATAACTTAGATATTGCATAATTATACAGTAATAGCTGGGGGTCTGACAGTAGCTTTTCGTATGTCTTTTCCTCCCCAGTAGCCCAATCTAGTCGTCTTCCAGTTTTCCAATCTATAACTTCTATGGTGTCATCATTAGTCTGTGTGACGAGATCAATCGTACCTTTAATTGCTAGCTGTCCTTCTACCTCTTTCCCGTTTGGCATTTTATACTTAAATTTAGCCCAATCTTCTTCTATCGGTATATCAAAGTGTGGTTCTGGTGCTACTACATTTCTATTACGTGGGTCAAATTGTCCATCATTCCAATCTAACGCCTGCCAAGTCCATTTTCTGCACTCATTTTCATCCTTTTTGTGCCAATCGTGATGACTTTCTTGTGTGGTGTAAGCCTCATAGCTTTTGTCTACAAGGTCATTCACCAAGTCTATAGATCCTAATTCTGTCTTCAGGCATTTAAATTTTCCAATAGCGTCATCGTCTACTTTAAGGAACTTAACCTTGGGCTTATCTTGTTCAAACTTTTTGAGTCCAGCCAAAACTTCTAAAACTTTGTGAACAACAGTCCCTTGTACAGCCTTTTTGCCACTAAGGGTTTGATGTCCTAGAACGTAGGTTATAAAATATTGCATCTGGCAGTATGCATAATTATTATAACTAGAAGACCTGATATATGTAACTAGCATAATTATCTCCAGAGTGATTGAATATTTTTAATTTCGTTCCTTAAGTCATTTAAACTTTTTCCGTCATTGTTAATCACATGATCAAACTCATCCCAATCAAATACATTTCTATCTAAAGCGCATTCGCACGGATGATTGTCTGAAAATATATCTCTATCTAATCTAATGACAACCCCTCCAGCAGCTTGTATTGCATTAACCTCGTTTGGAAATCTTACATCAGGTATAATAGATAGCTCGCTTTGCTCTTGGAGTATTTGCTTGATTGTGTAATCTACCCACACCTTGTCTTTAATCTCCCTCATAACGTCTGTTCCAAAATATTGTAAGAACTCTCTAGCTGTCATTGGATGCTTCCATCCATTCTGTGAGTATGGTGTACTTGTATTTTTTTGATCGTCAGTTCCATAAACTTGCTCAGGAGTCAAATCAAATAGGCTGACACACAACTGCTTTAAACAATCAGCAAAGTGATACACTTTGGTAAAAGGCCAAAGCTCTTGCTCGGCATATGCCGTAAATGCTTCATCTTTTCTGGTGATATCAAATATTCCCCAACCTTTATCTCCAGACTCGTTGGAAGTTTCTATCATTAAACGACCTTGATCGTCTATGTCGGAGTTATATACCATCTTCTTGTTCTTAATAATCTCTCCAGTTACAATGTTAGCAACGGTATTTTTACCAGACTGCTTCCTTCCAGAAATTCCTAAAATTTTTGTCATTAGTAAGTACCTTTCAGTTTTGCTAGAATATTATTTTTTATATCTTTGGTAGTCATGTCGCCAATATCTTTCTGAGTTAATTTGGGAAATGTGAGCCTAAACATTCTCCCTAATTGTCTTTTAATCTGTACTTTGGATTCTCTGCCAGCCTGATCGTTATCTGTTAATATAATTAAATTAGTAATTGGAAGAGATAAAAGTCTTTCCTGCTGTTGCTGTGTTATAGTTTTTCCAAGTATGCTGACGGCATTGCTAACTCCGGCTTCATACATTCTCCACACATCGCCTTGTCCCTCCATTATGTATAAGCAAGATGTTTCAATTGCTTTTTTAATTGCTCTATGATAATTATAGAAGTAGAATCTTTTGTCAAAGCCCTTTGGGTGAAATAAAAACTTAGGAGTCTTATATTCTTTTACCGATCTTCCTATCAATCCGACAATATGTTTTCCATTTTCATTGTGAATGGGTATAACAGCCCTTTCTTTCATAGAACAGGGTTCGTAACAATCTCCGATGCCAAAATATTTCATAGTCTTTTTGTTGAAACCTCTATTTACAAAATATTCTGAGGGACAACTCAATGTGCAATCAATTGATATTGGCTTTACTGTATTTTCACTCTTGTTTGGTGACTTAATAATTTTGACTAAATCTACAAAGTCATCTTCGTATTCAGAATCTATAGTGCTAGATGGAGAGTAAGTGTGTTGTACGTTTAAAAGATCACAAGACCACTTAAGGACTTCTTTAAAACTAACTTCTCTCCCTTCCGTTTTAGATAATGCACCCTGAATCAGACCAAATATATCGTTACTGTATTCATTTTGACAGTCTCTAGTCCAACATTTCCAAATACCTTTTTGTACAGAAAATGAGAAAGCAGTCTTGTTGTCGCTACCGTCGTGTACTGGGCATGTACAATACACATTGTCTGACATGACTTCGTAGTTCATGTCTAGTGCGCTAAAAACCTTTTCATGGTTCTCGTTCAATTTATCTTTAATTGTCTTCAAGTTCATTTTTAATTTTTTCTAAAGATTCGTTACTAGCCATACCAGTATCGCCAACTGGTTGATTTTTTGCTTCATTCCTAGTTTGTAATTCAATTAATTTTGCGTGTGATCCCATCATATTCATATTAATATAATCTCCATCGTCTAGCCCTCCACCATGTCTAGAGACTATGGGTACGAGTTTTCTATTTCCTAAGTTGGGGCCGTCTTCTGCTAATTCTTCTGGAGACTTAGATTTAAATATTGTAAATGAAGTACAAAGCCATATCAACCTATCAGAGCCACTCACAGCGTCTGTACTCTCCTTTGTGATTCCATCTCTATTTAATTGAACGAAAGACAAACAGGCTATATCTAGCTTAACGCAAAGATTGTGCAGTGCTGTTATTTGAAATCCTAACGCTTGGTATTCCTGTATATTATTTGTTATAGATGTTGAAGACATAAGTTTTAGGTAATCGTATATAATTACGCAATCATTTGTTTTACCAGATTCATCAGTCTTTACTTCTTGGACAATCCATCTTTTAATCACATTTACGATCTGCTCAAAGGGTTGACCAGCCACACTAACATAGTTGTATGGAATAGATTCTAACAACTCACTTGCTTTTTTTACTTTTTCATATTTGTCGGGATCATCTACAAATTTACCCGTAGAAACTTCATGAATTGAGACACCACTAATGTTCGCTAGAAGGCGATTAAGATGATCTTCTTTTGACATTTCTGTATCTAATACTAATACCGGAACTCCCGTTTTCGACACATTGAGAGCGACGTTATCAGCAAAAACTGATTTGCCAACTTTTGGTCTAGCCGAAACTAAGTCTACGCATTTCCTGCGTAACCCACCACCAATGGCTTCATCAAACCTAGAAAATCCAGTTGGTATACCTATTATGTCGCATTTATTTTCAGATAGAAAATCTACATACTCTTCTATACCTTCCCCTATCCTTTCAGGATTTTCTCCACCATCATCTTCTCGTAAAAAGTCTGTTACTGGATTCTCTAGTATTTGTATAATCTCATTGATACTTTCCGTACCATTGACGTTTTCAATGTCTTTGTGTATTTTGCCTGTAAGTGTTTTAATCTTCCTCGCAAATTCAAATTTCTTTGCTTGTAATCCAAACTTAAAAATATTATCTCTATGTACAGGAAACTCAGCTAAAGAATTTATATATGTTAATTCTTGTTTAGTATTTACCGTCTCAGATAGATTAAGCTGCTCTGCCGCAGATAATATAGAAGGTATGTCTACCGTCTGGTCATTTAGAACTACGTGTTCAATGCATCTAAATATAACCTTGTTATTTATGTTTCCAAAAGATTCTTCATTAACTATATCGGATATAGCCACATAGCCATCTATTCCGTGCTGCAACAATCCTGCAAGTATGGCTCTCTCTGATCCAACATCAATTAATTTTTCGCTACTCATAAAATTATCCTACGCAGTTATCACATCTATAAAATTCACCATAGTTGTACCTACTGTCTATAGCAAAGCTTTTACCACACGCATGACATTTTACTTCTTTCTTTTTGGCGGCTGGTCTATTTCTAGGAGTTTTATTAATTTTTGGAGTAACAACGTCTCTGTGTTCACCCGTATCTACAAAAGTGTTTTTACCACCCGTCACTGGTCTTCTTCTTGAGTCAGATTTGACGTTGGTTTTTTCTTTCGACATTGTAAAGTTTTCGTCTGACCCCGTATCATTCACGGTCTTCTCTTCTTCAAAAGTTCCTCCAGACAGCGCTTTTAACAGAGCGTCTTTTTGTTCTTTCGATAGAGTTTTGATAAACTCTTCCATACTCATGACCTTTTCCCTTTCTCTAATAGTATATCTGCTTTTCGTCTTAGATCTTTTGCTTTGCAGTCTAATGATTGTACTCTTGAGAGTGCTATCTCTCTGTAGTGATCTACGACTCTAGCATATTCGTCATTTATAACAATTGTATTTCTTTTAGTTTCATATTTCATGTAGGTATCAAATTGATGATAATTTTTGGCTACCATTTTGTCCAGCTTATCATTGCACCAATCTAGAGCAATCTTTTGCATATTTAATTCATCTTGTATATGTGAAGCGTAAGCATATAGTAGATATGCAAATTCAAAAGTCTCATCCTTACTCAAAGATGATAGAAGTCCAGAGTCAGCATCAGCAGCCGTTGTCCACTCTTCATTAAATTTCTTATGAAATCTCGCATGGCTAGCGTTTAAGAAGTCGTCTATCATTGCTCTTAAATCAGCCAGTTGCTCATTCGCCGTTTTCAATTTGATCTCTCCATTGCTCATCTGTGTCAGAGTACTTCAATACTATTATATCAATTTTGTTCAATTCGCACCACTCTATTTTATCTTCATCCTTGGCTTTTGCAGTAGCAAAGTCTGCTTTATTTTTGTGAAAGAATGGAGTATATTTATAATGCTGTTGACCATGTACCTCTACAGCCAGCATAATCTGTGGTATATAAAAATCCAAATACAGTACGCCTTTTCTGTGCGATGGCGTACTTCCCGGCAATTTTACTTCTTCAAGTATTCTATAACTATGGTAAATAGTCTTCAAGAGATTTCTTGCGCGAACGTGGAACTTTGATCTCTTCCGCTTGTCGTTTGCGTCTACTGAATAGCTTGTTAAATTCCAAGCGTACTCTCTCCCATTTATACCAATAACTTTCATTCAATGTTCCTATCACAAGTTTAGCCAGAATAACTCCAGCAGCAATTTCAAATATACTAATTATATTCATTTTTTAACTTCCGTGCTGCCCCTAGTGTTTTTAGGCACATAGGGGCAGTTCTTAAATCCACCATCACAATAGAGGTTTAGTCAATGGTTCCTACTTCTCCACCAGCACGGGTAATAGCACCAGCGAAAACTCTCAAGTCTACGTTATCATTCACAGTTCTAGTAGAACCATCTGCATATACCGTATTCATAACACCCGGATGCATACTGTATGCTTCGCCATCATTAATAACGTTAAATGGTACATTTCCAGCACAGCTTTTGCACTTGTCGCCATTGGCATCAACGCCGTGTAGTTTAAATGGCCCAAGACTGTCAGCCCATCCAATACACTGGTTAGTATCACCTGTTGGAGACCTACCATTACTAGACTTATAAACATCAGGTCTACTTGCACACTCTACAATCATAAGAGTATTAGAAAAACCATCTCTAATATGTCCATCTCTAGTAACAGCATCTTTTACAAGACAACCTTTAGTATGTTCACCCTTTGTTGCATAGGGATCAGGTGCAGGAAAGATCTTATCCTTAACACCAGTAAATACTTCATAATCTGTATATCCAAGATTATTAGGATTTAAACTTGGTGCAGCACTGTCATCATCCCTACTAGGCCCATCAACATTAGCATAACCACCAGCAGGAGGAACTGCTGTTGGGCATATAAATACAGATGCATTTAAAGTAATAGCTTGAGTATTCTCCCACCAGTTTTTATTAAAGTCATAACCAGTGTTACCTTGTTCTAGATTAGAAAGAACAAACGCTCTCCAACTATGCTCTGTACCAGAACGATTGCCAGTGGTAGATTTTCCAGCAGAATCTATAGTCCATGCAGCAGCAGGGAAGTATCTCTGTGCATCCATATAGGTATGCATAGCAAGACCTTGTTGCTTTAAATTATTCGCACACGACATTCTTCTAGCAGCTTCTCTAGCTTGCTGTACAGCGGGAAGTAAAAGACCAACGAGAACGCCAATAATGGCAATGACCACAAGCAGTTCGATAAGTGTAAAACCTTTGCGTTTAAACATATCGTGATTCCTTTTCAATAGGTAGGATATTTAAGGTGGGGACACACTATGTGCCTTTAATACCTTATTATACCCCTTGTCCATTTATAAACAGTGTTAGGATTATATTAAAATAACTCTTTAATTTTATCGTATACAAATGCTGCTATATCAGGGTTATTATTCAAAAACTCAGCTAAGTTGTTAGCACCTTGAAATTTAAAGAATCTCTCAATATCCTCTTCTTTGCTTGATATCTCATTTTTCTTTAAGATATCTTGTACAATCTTATTGTCTAGATCGTCAATTGCGCATTGCACTGTGTACCAAGCTCCAGCTGTTTTTATAAGCCTAAACTCACACGCAATTTGTACTACTTCTTGAACTTCATCTAGCCCAATACCGTAACGAATCCAGCTTTCTGCTGTGCTATTAGGTGTACCTCCAGCACACGATGTCTTTATATTCCAGTTAGCTATTTGCCCAACGTGTGGACCAGTATCTTTTGGCACTTGCCATCTTCCGCGATGGGTGATTACCATGTTAGTTCCCGCTTGATACTGAAGCATGTTGCCACAATCAGCCATTTTAGATGGAGCGTATGGAGAGCCTCCAGTGTTTGCAATATTATGAGTGATGCAAACAAGGATGGTTTTATTCTTCATCAACGTGCCACTAATTCTTTTAAAGAACATAGAGAGTAGTCTTGGTAAAGCGTTACGCACACCAGTTCTTACCTCTCCATCTAGTTCTACTTGGGGGACCATATTTGATAAAGAGTCTGTGATTATTAAAGCGCCCGGATCATTATTAATATAGTATTCTACAATATTTAAAAAATCTTCTGCCGATAGGATCTTATCATCCGTAGATTGTACAATTAAGATACCTTCAGGATCTAGACCTTTGATGCCATCAAAGTTTTGTTTCGATAGTCTACCTTCTGTGTTTAGATAAATAACACGCTTACCCTTAGCTTGACACTTAGCAGCAAAATGCAAAGCCGTAGTCGTTTTACCAGACTTAGGATCTCCTGTCATGACAACTACAGATCCCTCACGCAAGCCACCCCCAAGTGCAATATCTAATGCTGGTGATATGCCAACAACTTCTAACTGGTTTATATTTTCTAGCACTTCAGTCCCAGTGCTTACAACGTCACCATATTTACCAACAACAGAATTACTTACAACATCTGTGTCGAACTTGTTAGATACTTTTCTCTTCTTAACTTTACTCATAAATCCCTCAACTTATTTAGTGTACTTTTTTTATTTCCGTATTGCTTTGATCTTGCTTTTAATGGTTTTTGTTTAACTTCTTCAACTGGCTGACTCTCCTGTTTTGCTGTTGCTTCGGACGCTTTCACAATAGCTTTGAACTCTTTATCATACCTCTTTATCGCTTCAATTGCAAGTGGATTATATTTCCACCCTCTAGGTCCGTAACATTTTAGACCTACATGATAAATCTTATTAAAGTGTTTAGATCTAATTGCTGCGAATATGGTCGCGTCATCATACTTTTTTCTGAGAGACTTTGCTGCTCGCATATTTCTCTCGTACATTTCTTGATACTTACCGGGGATTTTCCAAAATTCATTTGGAGGTTTATCCATTTTGAATTCATCAGTCCAACGGATAATTAACCACTCTGCAATGTAATCTTCAAATGTGCAATAACCTTCAGCAGTTATTCTTTTATAAGTGTTCTTCTTCGTTCGTTTCTTTGTCATTATAAATTAGCGCCTCTTCAAAACAATTTTCAACAGGATCTTTATCGGAATATACTTCAATTAAATCTGGCGTAGAAAAAGATGTTTTATGGACAAAACCATTAACTAGACTACCCAATATTATACAATAAGTTGTGTCTGACGCAAGAGATCCTTTAACACCTTTAACTATGTAAATAGCTTCAGAATCTTTCGTGTCTATAGAAATTTCATGAGACCTGAATCTAACAGCAACATCTTTAATATAAAGTTTGTTTCTTGTGCAAAACTTTTTAATTTCTTTAACATCCCCATCCTGCCTAAAATAGATCTTAGTCCCATTAGACATAGTGCAAACCACAACGGTAATATTTCCGTATTGACCAAAATCTTCGTTACACAATTTTCTCCACTGTTCTTCGCCAACGATAATACTAGTCATGTTTAATTTTTCTTACACAAGACGGGTTCAATGTAGGTCTTCTTCTTTTTGCATCAGATATTGTCGATGCATTTTCTGTCATTACGGTAGATCCTTTTTTGCTGATAAATTGTTCACCAGCTGTAATCGCAGTACTAGAACTTTTCTTCAAGAATGTTTTTTTGATATAAGCTTCTAGAGACTTCTGCGTTCTATCTAAATCTGCTGCAAGTTCTTCAATGTCTAATTCTTGCCAATGATGTTCAATGTAAAATCTTTCTGCTTTACTGAATGGTCCTTTTTTAGCCATTTAAGTGGTTCCTTTGTGCTTGAGTATAGTATATCTTATTTCCTGTTTCAAGATACTTAATGTAGTTCTCAAATGTTTTCTTACTAGCGTTGGAAAGGCGTAGATCAATCCTGTTTTCCCTATGACTGTCTGCACCTTTTTGGTCGTATATAATATTGTTATAAGTCAATATCTTATATTTGTATTGCTTGTTGCCATGCCCCAAATTTATTACAGTGTTTTCTGCAAAAGCTTTATCATCTTCTGACAATGTTACTAGACCCTTTTTGTTATACTGTGTAGTAACAGAAGTTTTCTGTTGATCCTCTCCTGTTTGCCTTATAAACACGGAGTTAGTTTCATCATTCATTTCTTTCCCTCCATTATGTATTTCGTTTTTTGTTCTGTAGACATGTTATTAATTTGACTCCTCATTGACTGCTTCTCTTTTGCGGCTTTTTTGTCTCTGCTTTTATGTTCTATTTCTGATCTTTCATAATTTCCCATCTTAGACCAGTTACTATCCGCTTGACTTCCAACTGTACCTGAACTGTTCTTCATAAAAGAACCAAGCCCACCACATGGTATTCTTTCTAAAGAATGTTTACCACATGATGGGCATTTAGTCAATGCTTCATCGTGAATAGATTGTTTAACATCCTTTAGAGTCTTACCACAACTGTGGCATCCATAGTCGTATAACATCAACTCTCCAGTGCGTACAATACTGCTCCTATAATTCCATTCCTCTGTATATCATGATACTCTAATTTTGAAATTCCGACACCAGAAACATCAGATAATCTCTCAATACAGAAATCCAATCCGCTATCTCTATATATATCTGTCTGTTTATTATCCCCATTAATTAACGCTTTGGAGTGTTTACCCATTCTAGTTACGAACATTTTTATTTGTTCTAGTGTACAATTTTGAGCCTCATCAAGTATCATGTATGCGTCATGAAAAGTAGAACCTCTCATAGTTTCTAAAGGTTCAAATCT